GTATTATACCATTTCAGGATAATAATGTAAACTTATTAAAATAGAGTCATACTAGTCCGTTTTTTCTTGGAATCTCCTTCGCCGCGCTTCAGCGAAAAAGGAGATTCCGTTATGACAATCAATAATAAGACAACTTTTAAGGAACTGAAGAAACTGGTCGGCAGCACAAAGGAACTGGCAAAGCTCCCGACTGCCAAGGAGTTGCGTAACTCCGATGAGGAGATCGTGTTCGATGGCGATGTGGCCGGCGCACACTTCATTATTTATAAGAACGGCCTGTTTATCTACAGCCGCAGTGGACATGCCACGGTTTATGCAGTGGATCGCTGCACGGAGATCGAATACCCGTGTGTTTACGCCGATGAGGGCGGTCTGAATGTTACGGCCGGATGCAAGCACAGAGTTAAGACGGACCGCGACGGACAGAAGCACCTCATCGTGATCGTGCCGGAAACGGAGTACATGAATGGCCCGTGGGCAATGCCGCTGGATGTTGTTGGCACACACCGGCTGGATCACAACAGTGACAGCCGCGAACAGAGCCACAGCGATTTCAGCCTGAGCAACGATGGTACAGACTGGGAAAACAAAGCAATTACACCGGATTTCACGGATGTGCAGGAGGCAGAAGAACGGGAAGAGGAGCTGTGCAGAAAGCTGGAAGAAGCAAAAAAGAAGCTGACAGATAAGCAGAGAGAAGTGATCCAGCATGCTTTCTATGAAGATCCGGATCAGACACAGGCAGAGATGGCAAAGAAGATGAACTGTTCCCAGCCGATGATCCATAAGCATCTGGATGCGGCACTCAAAAATCTTCGTAAGGATATGGGGTTATAATTTCACCCTCAAACCTGACTAAGTGTAAGGGGGCAACAAGCCCCCGGAAAGGAGTTACACAGATGAAAAAAGTATATATCTGTTCACCGTATCGGCCGACTGGACAGAACCCGGAGGCAGAGCGAAAGCGGAATGTAGAAAAGGCACAGACAGCCTGCAGGCTTGCAATCGATGCCGGGTATCTGCCGCTTGCACCACACCTCTATTTTACCCAGATGCTCAATGATGACGAGCTGTTCGAGCGTTTTCTCGGTATGGCTTACGGCAGCCTGTGGCTGGACGAGGCAGATGAGATGTGGGTGATTGGTACGGAACTTTCGGATGGTATGAAGCAGGAGCTGGAATATGCCCGGAAGAAAAACATCCCGGTCACGATGAAAAAAGTCTGATGCCGATGGTTATAAAAGCACCTGAAAATCTGGCTATGTGAAAGGGGTGGTAAAGCCCCGGAAAACAAATAAAGGAGATAAAAAATATGTGTAAGAACGAGTACGAAGTGAAGATGCAGGCAATGGAGCTCATGAGTGCAGCTGTCAATGATGTGGTGTGTGCCATGGATGCAATCGACAAGTTTGCTGAGGCGTTTGGCCTTTGCGAAGACCAGGAAGCAGAGCGCGAGAAGGATCTGAAGATTCTGATCGATGCGGTGTGCGAACAGGAACCGGGCATTCCAAAGTGTACGGTGGACCGTGTCATCCGTACTGCTTTTGACCTGCTGGAAGATGACGAAGAGGAGGATGAGGATGATGAGTAAGGAACTGCTTTTGAAGCTGGCTGAGGATTATTCCGTTCTGGCGGAGGATCTAAAGAAGCTGGCGGGTGAGGAAACCCCGGCGGAGAGCGAGAAGGAAGAAAAGGTGGATGTGCCTTTCGAGGTCGAGGAGAAGAAAAAGCCGCCGAAGCAGGAAAAGAAACCGGAGAAGAAGTACACGATGGCAGATGTCCGCAAGAAGCTCTCCAGCCTTTCTTCCGGCGGCAAGACCGCAGAGGTGCGTGAGCTTCTGGTCAAGCACGGAGCAAACCGCCTTTCCGAGATCAAGCCGGAGGACTACGCCGTGTTGATGGAGGAGGCAGAGAATCTGTGAGTGCGCATTCTGAAAAAGGACCATCCAGCTCGGAACGCTGGATAAACTGCACACCGAGTGCAAAGCTCTGTGCCGATATGCCGGATGTATCGACCAGCTTTGCACAGGAGGGCACCGATGCCCATGAGGTATGCGAGTATGAGCTGAAGAAGGCTCTGGGGCAGAAGATGGCCTGCCCGGTCGAGAACCTTACTTATTATAATCCGGAAATGCAGGAGTGTGCAGACGGTTACCGGGATTATGTCATGGAACTGGTGGAGGAAGCAAGGCAGCGGACAAAGGATGTGGTTGTGCTGGTGGAGCAGAAGATCCAGTACGAACGCTTTGTCAAAGGCGGCTTCGGCACAGCAGATTGCATCATCATCGCAGATGGTGTCCTGAATGTAGTCGATTTTAAGTACGGGCTTGGAGTGGAAGTTTCTGCGATCGGGAATACCCAGATGCGCATTTATGCATTGGGCGCATTGGAAATCTTCGACCCGCTGTACGACATCGACACGGTGCAGATGACTATCTACCAGCCCCGGAAGGCAAACATCTCTGTGGATTCCATTTCCCGTGACGACCTGTATGACTGGGCGGAGCATGTGCTGAAGCCGGCTGCGTTGGAAGCGGACGAGGGCAACGGAGAGTTCCATGCCGGCCACTGGTGCCGTTTCTGCAAGGCGCGTCATATCTGCCGGGAACGGGCAAAGAAGAATCTGGAGCTGGCTGCCTATGAGTTTGCCGCACCGCCTCTGCTTTCGGATGAGGAGATCGTGGAAATCCTGGAAAAGGTAGACGGTCTCCTGCGCTGGGCAAACGATGTGAAAGAGTATGCCCTACAGGAAGCAGTCGCCGGTAAGAAGTGGGACGGCTATAAGCTGGTGGAAGGCCGCTCCATCCGCAAGTACACCAGCGAGAAGTCTGTCGCAGAAGCAGCGGTTGCCGCTGGGTATGATCCGTATGAGAAACGGGTGCTGGGCGTGACTGAGATGCAGAAGATGATGGGCAAAAAGAAATTTGAAGAAATTCTGGGGGCAATGGTTATAAAACCCCAGGGAAAACCTGTCTTAGTGTCAAGGGATGATAAGCGTCCTGAGATGAATACGATAAACGATGATTTCAAGGAGGAAAATTAATCATGGCAAACAAAATGACAAATCCGATGAAGGTGATCACTGGTCCGAAGACCCGCTGGAGCTACGCAAATGTGTGGGAGCCGAAGAGCATCAACGGCGGCACAGCGAAATACTCCGTGTGCCTGCTGATCCCGAAAGAGGATACGGTGACGGTCGAGAAGATCAAGAAGGCAATCGAAGCCGCCTATAAGGAAGGCGAGGCAAAGCTGAAGGGCAATGGCAAGAGTGTACCTCCGCTGGCTGCGCTGAAGACGCCGCTGCGTGATGGCGATGTGGAGAAGCCGGATGATGAGTCCTATGCAGGGCATTACTTCCTGAACGCCAACAACACGACTGCTCCGGGCATCGTGGATGCCGACCGCCAGCCGATCCTGCAGCGTTCCGAGGTGTATTCCGGTGTGTATGGCCGTGCATCCATCTCGTTCTATGCGTTCAACAGCTCTGGCAACAAGGGCATCGCGTGTTCGCTGAACAACCTGCAGAAGATCGCCGATGGTGAGCATCTGGGCGGCAAGGCAAGTGCAGAGGATGACTTTGCAACGGAAGAGGACGACGATTTCCTCAGCTGATGATGGGAGGGGCGGTCCGCTGCCCCTCTTTTCTTTTAACCTTTTTCTGCCGGGACACGGCAGAAGTACATAAATTCTGGAGGGAAAATTATGCCACATGTATTGGAAATCAAGGGCGGTGAGCTGCTCACCCCATTTAATGTGTTTGATGTGATGGATGCGGTCGAGGATTATATGGGGACCGACATCCGGCAGTATCTGGAGGAGTATCTGGAAGGTGTGGAGAGCGATGCAGAGGAGATCACGGATGATGAGATCACCGACCACTACAAGCAGGTGCTCCTGAACATCCGGGATGAGACCGAGGAGGTGCTCAGGCTGATGGAAAAGCCCCGTATGGACCGGAAAGCGATCCGGGAAACACTGAACCTGATTGTAAAGATGATCGGAAGGGAGAAATAAGATGAAGGCAGGAAGAAGTTTGCAGGAAGTGCTGATGGAACTTCAGCGGCAGAACCAGGCAAAGAAAGACTATATCGCTCCGGCGCAGAGCATGAAGCTGGAAAAGGATGGACGGACTTTTCAGATGGGGCAGGAGAAAATATTCTCCACAACGGAATTGTTCCATCGTCAGTTGGCATCCACGCTGGCGATCCCGGCAAAGTATTATGATCTGATGCAGAAAGAAAAGCCGGAACTGCTGGCAGAGAATGCGAATGCCTGGCTGGATACCAGACAGAGCAATTACATGATCCGGTCGATGGATTACGGCACTGGTCCTGTAGCGAGAGCACTTCTCTCGGAAAGATACAGAAGGATCGACAACATGGAGATCGCCTCTGCGGTGCTGCCGCTGTTTGCAGGCAATGACGGATACAGCGTGGAGAGCTGTGAGGTGACAGAGAACAGACTGTATCTGAAGATTTTGAACAAGAGGCTGGAGATGGAAGTCCGGAAAGGCGATATCGTACAGGCAGGAGTCATAATCTCCAATTCCGAAGTCGGCCTTGGTGCAGTGTCCGTACAGCCACTGGTATATCGCTTGGTTTGTACCAATGGCCTTATTATTAACGATTTCGGGGAGCGCAGGAACCATGTCGGCCGGCAGGCAAAGATGGCAGAAGATTTCACGCTGTACTCGGATGAAACTTTGGAGGCAGAGGATAAGGCCTTTATGCTGAAATTACGCGACACCACAATGGCAGCCATCGAGGAGAGTCGTTTTGCACAGGTAGTCGATAAGCTGAAGGAAGCGGCCGGTATCCCAATCAAGGGCAATGTGCAGGAAGTCGTGGAACTGACTGGCAGGGAGTTTGGTATCACGCAGGACGAGCAGAACGGTATCTTCAAGTATCTGGTGGAGGGCGGAGACCTTTCCCTTTATGGACTGACCAATGCGGTCACCCGTGCCTCTCAGGATGTGGAGTCCTATGACCGTGCGACTGCGTTGGAAGGAATTGGCTGGCAGATCATGCAAAGGAGAGAACTGTATGTATAAAAAGAAGCAGGAGAAGGAACAGAAGAAAAAGAAGCAGATCAAGCAGACACCCAAAAAACAGTATACAGACCAGCGAAAGAGCATCGGCAGGATGATGCACAGACGGACTGGGTAAGGAGGTAGCCATGAAGGAATTACACATTGATATAGAAACGTATTCCTCTGCCGACCTTGCAAAGTGCGGTGTCTATAAATACACAGAATCCCCGGATTTTGAGATCCTGCTGTTTGGCTATTCCTGTGACGGCGGTGAGGTCAGGGTCGTGGATCTGGCCTGCGGAGAGAAGCTGCCAAAGGAGATACTGGCTGCGCTGGAGGATGAGAGCGTAACGAAGCTGGCACACAATGCCTCATTCGAGCGTGTCTGCCTGTCCCGGTATCTGGGCTATCCGACCGGGGAATATCTGAACCCAGAGGAATGGAAGTGTACGATGGTCTGGTCGGCATATATGGGTCTGCCGTTGTCACTGGCCGGAGTCGGTGCTGTGCTGGGGCTGGATAAGCAGAAGATGGGAGAAGGCAAAGACCTGATCCGTTATTTCTGCGTACCCTGTGCGCCAACCAAGACCAACGGCGGCCGGACAAGAAATCTTCCGTCCGATGCACCGGATAAGTGGGATGTCTTCAAAAAGTATAATGTGCGGGATGTTGAGGTCGAGATGCAGATCCAGCAGAAGCTGGAGCGTTTCCCTGTGCCGGATTCCGTATGGGAGGAATACGCTATCGATCAGGAAATCAACGACCGGGGCGTAAGGATTGACGGTGTGCTGGTACAGAATGCCATTGCAATGGACACCGAGATCAAGGAAGAACTGAAGACAAAGATGCAGGAGCTGACTGCACTGGAAAATCCGAACTCGGTATCCCAGCTGTCAGGGTGGCTTGCTGATAACGGGGTGGAGACGGACAGTCTTGGAAAGAAGCAGGTCAAAGCTCTTATGGAAGAAGTGCCGGAGGAGATTCGGGAAGTGTTGCGCCTGCGTCAGCAGCTTGCAAAGAGCAGTGTGAAAAAGTATCAGGCCATGAAGAATGCTGCCTGCTCGGACGGCCGGGCAAGAGGGATGTTCATGTTTTACGGAGCCAACCGCACCGGCAGGTTTTCAGGCCGCCTCATTCAGATGCAAAACCTTCCGCAGAACCATCTGCCGGATCTGGCAGAGGCGAGGGCACTGGTACGGCAGGGAAATCTGGAAGCAGTAAAGATGCTGTATGAGGATGTGCCGGACACATTGTCCCAGCTCATCCGTACCGCATTCATCCCCAGAGAGGGCGCGAGGTTCTATGTGGCAGACTTTTCCGCCATCGAAGCCAGAGTGCTTTCCTGGATCGCAGGGGAAGAATGGCGCATGGAGGTCTTTGCTTCCGGTGGCGACATTTACTGTGCAACGGCTTCCCGTATGTTCGGAGTGCCGGTCGTAAAGCATGGTGAGAATGGTGAGCTGCGACAAAAAGGAAAACAGGTTGAGTTAAGCTGTATTGCAGAGGGCAGTTTGGTGCTGACGGATAGAGGTCTGGTGCCTATAGAAAAAGTAAAACAGGAAGATAAAGTCTGGGACGGAGAGGAGTGGGTGTCCCATGATGGTGTCATATACAGAGGAGAAAGGGAAGTCATCACCTACGAAGGACTCACAGCAACTCCAGACCATTTCGTCTGGGTTGAAGGGAAATCGGAGCCGGTACAGCTTGGATTCGCCGCCACCTGCGGCGCGCATCTCGTACAAACCGGAGATGGTGGGAGAGCATTACGGCTGGGTAAAAATTATCAGTCCGGAGAAGCGATGGAACGAAAAGCAGAATCACTGCTATGTTCTGACACAGTGCATGGGTTGCGGTGCGATACAGTGGCAGCTCAGGACAAATCTGACCAGTGGAAAATCGAAAGGGTGCCAGAACTGTACTCAGAAACGTCCCATTCCGAGCTGGCTGGAAAAGAGACTGGCAGCAGCCAAGCAGAGATGCGAGAATCCAAACGATGCAGGGTATGCCAATTACGGTGCGAGAGGGATAAAGTTCGAGTTTCCCAGTGTGATAGAAGCCGGACTCTATCTGATCAGGCAGTACGGACATCTAAAACGGGAGATGGAACTGGACCGGATAGACAACAACGGCAACTATGCCCCTGGGAATATTCGTCTGGTAACAAGACAGGAGAATTCTGCAAATCGAAGGACAACGGTACTCGGCAGATTCGAGCAGAAGTATTGGCCGTACTGCCAGAATGTTGTTGTCCGGAAACTGAGCAGTGGGATGAACCGGGACGAAATCATTCAGGATGCACAGACTGCGGTATTCGAGAAAAGGAAGAACTGGCGAATTATAAGCGCACGGCTCGACTTTATGATATACGAAATGCCGGACGACATCACCGTTTTACCGTATCGGGACATCTCGTCCACAACTGCGGCTATGGCGGCTCCGTTGGTGCATTGAAAGCGATGGGGGCGCTGGAGCTTGGCATGAAAGAGGAAGAACTGAAACCGCTGGTGGATTCCTGGCGGTCAGCAAATCCGAATATCGTCCGACTCTGGGGTGAGATCGAGAGGGCGGCCATCCATGTCATCAAGACCAAAGAGCCACAGCAGGTGAAGTGCCTGCGGTTCACTTACCAGTCTGGCTTTCTCTTTATTTATCTTCCCTCTGGCAGAAAGCTGGCATATGTGAAACCGAGACTGGGAGAAAACCAGTTCGGCGGAACTTCCATTACCTATGAAGGTGTTGGCGGTACAAAGAAGTGGGAGAGGCTGGAGAGCTTTGGCGGCAAGCTGACCGAGAACGTGATCCAGGCAATCAGCCGGGACATCCTCTGCTATGCCATGCGCACACTCCGTTGTTGTTCCATTGTGATGCATGTGCATGACGAGCTGATCATCGAAGCAGACCCACGGGTCAGCCTGGAAGCAATTTGTGAGCAGATGGGACGAACCCCGCCTTGGACACCGGGGCTGGTTTTGCGAGCAGATGGCTTTACCTCGGATTTTTATATGAAGGATTAAGGGACGAGAGAAAAAGGAACAAGAAAAAAATTTAAGAGAAACAGGTTATAAAAGACCTCCGAAAATCTGGCGTGGTAGAGGGGAACGCTCCCTTACTCTATAGATTTTCGGAGGTTATTTTATTATGTTTGAAGTTTTTGATTATCAGGGTCAGCAGGTCAGAACGGATTACAAGGACGAAGCTGTGTGGTTTGTTGCAGCGGATGTGTGCCGTGTGCTGGAACTCGGAAATCCCACCAGAACAGTAGAACGCCTGGACGATGACGAAAAGGGTCTTACTACTATTAAGACCCTTGGCGGAGATCAGCAGATGGTAGTGGTGAATGAAGCCGGGCTTTATTCTCTGATCCTCACGAGCCGTAAACCGCAGGCAAAGGAATTCAAGCGTTGGGTCACGCATGACGTATTGCCGTCCATCCGCAAGCATGGTCTGTATGCTGTGGATGAAGTGCTGAATAACCCGGATCTTTTGATCAGCGCGTTGATGGAGCTGAAGAAGGAGCGCGAGGAGAAAAAACGTCTGGAACTGGAGAATGCAGTCAAGGCACAGCAGATCGCCGAGATGCAGCCGAAAGTTTCTTACTACGATATCGTCCTTGCCTGCCCGGATCTCGTTACCATTACCCAGATCGCAAAGGATTTCGGGTTGTCAGCGAAAAAGCTCAATAAGATTTTGAAGGAAAAGAAGATCCAGTTCAAGCAGGGCAGGACATGGTTTTTGTATCAGAAGTATGCCGAGCAGGGCTACACCCAGAGCAGGACTTACCTCTATGACGAGGATAACCATACAGCCATGCATACGCTCTGGACGCAGAAAGGCCGGCTGTTTATTTATGAACTTCTGAAGGCAGACGGGATTTTGCCGGTTATGGAGCGTGAGTAAGGAAATGGAAAGAAAAGCAGGAGGAAAGCGATGAGAGACTTGAATATTGCCTACGGCAACAGCTGCATGGCGAAGAAATGGTCGAATAAGACGATCACCTTTGGGGAGCTGTGCGGCCGGCTGGAAAATACGATAAGAACCACGGAGACAGTCGAGGAATACCAGAAGATGAAGCGCGCCGAGCGTGAAGCTGCCAAGGATAAGGGCGGCTTTGTCGGCGGTCAGCTGAAGGGCGGCAGAAGAAAGAGAGAAAACGTGGTCAGCCGTTCTATGCTGACGATGGATGTGGATAAGGGTGAAAAAGGCTTCATCGAAAGCTATGAGATGCTGGCCTCGTATACCTCTGTCCTCTATACCACCCACGGACACACCCCGGAAGCACCTCGTTTCCGCATCATCATCCCGCTGACCCGTGATGTGACACCGGATGAATACCAGGCCATTGCCCGGTACTTCGCAGCCGAATGGGGCATCGACCAGTTTGATGAATGCTCGTACCGTCCGCATCAGCTGATGTACTGGCCGACTACGCCATCGAATGGAGAGTATATCTGCGAAAAGGTGGAGGGCGAATGGCTTGACCCGGATGTTTTTCTCTCTTTTCACCCTAACTGGCAGGACTGTTCTTTACTTCCGACCAGCAGTAGAGAGAGCGAGGTAAAGGAAAGCAGCGGCAAGAAGATGGAAGACCCGGAGGCGAAAGGCGGCGTGGTTGGACTGTTCTGCCGTGCTTATCCGATTCGTGAAGCCATCGACACCTTCCTTTCCAATGTCTATGAGCCGTCTGCCAACATTCCCGGCCGCTATTCCTATATCCCGGCGGATTCCTCTGCCGGTGTGCAGATTTTTGAGGAGAAGTTCGCACATTCCTTCCATGCATCCGACCCTGCCTGCGGTCGTTCCTTGAATTCCTTTGACCTTGTGCGTGTACACAAGTTTGGGGACGAAGATGAGAAAAAGAGCTTCCAGGCAATGTGCGATTTTGCGATGAGTCTGGATAAGGTCAGGGTGCTGGCGGCAGAGGAGAAGAAAGCGGAAGCCGACATGGACTTTGATGACGGTGAGGACTGGAGAGAGAAGTTAAGGTATATGCCCAGAAGCAAGGTGCTGGAGAACAGTGTCTTTAACGAGGTGCTGATCCTTAATAATGACCCGGACTTCCAGAATTTTGCGTTCAATGAGATGGCAAACCGCATCCAGATCACAGGAAAAGTGCCGTGGAACCGCCCGGACGATAACAAGTTCTGGCGCGATGCAGATACCGCACAGCTGAAAGCCATTCTTGATACCCGCTATACTTCATTCTCTACCCGTAATCACGATGTGAGTTTTTTGAAGGTGGCGGACGACCGCAGCTTTCACCCGGTTAGAGATTATTTGGACGGCCTGCCGTCTTGGGACGGTAAGGAACGGGTGGATACCCTGTTGATTGATTATTTTGATGCGGACGATACCCCATACGTCCGTGCGGTGACCCGGAAGATGCTGGTGGCAGCAGTCACCCGTATCTACCATCCCGGCACGAAGTTTGACTCTGTTCCGGTACTGGATGGTGAGCAGGGAATTGGAAAAAGTACGTTCTTGAAGGATCTGTGCGGAGAGGAATACTACGCCGACAACCTGAGCCTGACGGATATGAACGATAAGGCTGCCGCGGAGAAACTGCAGGGATTCTGGATCGTGGAGATCCCGGAGCTGGCCGGCATGAAGAAAGCGGACATTGAAAAGGTGAAAGCATTCATTACGACCACCGATGATAAGTATCGCCCTTCTTATGGCCGTACTGTCGAATCTCACCCACGGCAGTGTGTGGTGATTGCAAGTGTCAACGGCGAGAGAGGATACCTGCGCGATATTACGGGTAACCGCCGCTTCTGGGTTGTTAAGCTGAAGCAGACGGAGCAGAAGCGTAAGTGGCATTTTACGAAAGAAGAAAAGGACCAGATCTGGGCGGAAACCAAGAAATACTACGAGGACGGCGAGAAGCTGTACTTGGAAGGTGATTTATTGGAGAGCGCACAGGAGGCCCAGAAGAGTGCAATGGAAATGGATGAGCGCCAGGGCATGGTCGAACAGTATCTGAATATGCTGCTGCCGGAACGCTGGGATATGATGGATCTCTATGAGAGAAGAAATTATATCAGCGAGAAAGACAGCCCGACGGTAGAAAAAGGTGTGAGAATGCGGAGTGTGGTCTGCAATGCCGAAATCTGGTGTGAATGCTTTGGCCGTTCTCTGTCTGATATGAAGCCTGCTGATTCCTATGCTATCGCTGCCCTTATGACACAGGTTTACGGCTGGACGAGGACAAAGGAGAGCATTCGCTTTGGCATTTACGGCAAACAGAGAATCTACAAGAAAACAACGGAACAGGAAAAATAAGAAAATAAATAGGAACAATAGAACAAGGCAGATAAACAGGAAAAGAAAAACAGTGGAACAACGGAACAGGGCAATTAAGGAAAAAACGGAAGAAAAGCAGAGGGTGGGAGGGCGGTAGCTTAGGTCAAAAGTAATCAACTATATGGAACAGGAACAACTTTTTCTATATAGAGTGTTTTGGTAAAAAGAGAAAATAGAAGCCTGTGTAATACGCATATAAGCGCATATAGGGTATATAGAAAAAGTTGTTGTAGTTGTGTTTCTGTTCCAGATGAAATAAAAAATGACGAAAGTACGAGAAATGCGAAAAATAGAGAAAGGAACGAGAAAAATGCGGGAGGACACTTATCAGAATCGTTGTACCAAGCAGTTAAAAGAGTGGGGTGCTCCATTGGAAGGCTGGTACTGTGAGAGTGTAGTGGATGTAAAGGGAGATGAGGATGACTGGGATGATGGGGCTGGTTTGGCAACCTGCGAGCTTTGCGGCTGCGAGCGCGTCCGATTCCTGCACGTCATGGGCAATCCGGACTATTTTGAGGAAGTGAATGTCGGCTGTATCTGTGCCGGCATTATGGAGGGTAATATTCCGGCAGCAGTGGAGCGTGATCGGGAGATGCGAAACCGTGCTGGAAGAAAGAGAAGTTTTCTGAAGAGGGAGTGGAGACAGGATGAATGGGGAGTGAAGTACAAAAGTTGCGGAGGAAAAAAAGTTTATTTCCATAATGGCTGCGTAATCTGTGGTGGAAGGAAGATGAGTGAATACAAAGGAAAAAAGATAGTGGACGAAGTCACAGCAGATCATGCCGGATTCATTCTGGCTGAGAAGGCGAGAAAGGAGAAAAAAGCAAATGAGGGAAAGGGAGATTGAACAGAAATTAAAAAAAGAAACAGAAAAGCAAAGAGGAATGTGTTTTAAGTTCTTGTCATCTGTTTCTGGTGTGCCAGACCGCATCCTTTTACTCCCCGGTGGTCTGGTGATTTTCGTGGAGCTGAAGAAAGAGGGCGAGAAGCCAAGGAAGCTGCAGGAGGTACAGATGCGGAAAATAAGGGAATTGGGGTTCCGTGTCCGGGTTGTGGACAGCGAACAGGGAATTCAGGAATTGATGAGGGAGATAGAAGATTGGAAAAGTTAAAGAGGGAGAATATGCACGAGTACCAGAGGTACTGTGTGGATTTCATAGAGACCCACGAAGAGGCAGCTGTATTGTTGGATATGGGACTTGGCAAAACAGCAATTGCACTGACGGCGATTTTCGATTTGGTCTATGACTTCTTTCTGGTGAGAAAGGTGCTGGTGGTGGCACCGCTTAGAGTGGCGCGAGATCAGTGGATCGCGGAGGTCGGAAAGTGGGAGCATTTGTCGGATTTGAGGGTAAGCGTGGTTGTCGGGACCGAGCAGGAGAGGAAGATCGCGCTTATGAGAAGTGCGGACGTGTATGTGATAAACCGTGAGAATGTGGCATGGCTGGTAGAAAAAAGCGGAGCCGTTCTGGATTTTGACATGCTCGTGGTGGATGAGCTGAGTTCTTTTAAGAATTCAGACAGTAAGAGGTTTAAGGGGTTGATGAAATTAAGACCGAAGATAAAAAGAACAGTAGGTCTGACAGGCACACCTGCATCCAACGGCTTAATGGATCTCTTTGCTGAGTATAAGCTGCTGGATAAGGGAAAGCGGCTGGGAAGATTCATTACGAGGTATAGAAGCGACTACTTCAAGCCGGACAAGATGAACGGAGCAGTGGTCTATTCCTACAAGCCACTCCCGTTTGCTGAGGAGGAAATCTATAAAAAGATTTCTGACATGACCATTTCCATGAAGTCTACGGATTACTTACTGATGCCGGAAAAGATCATGACTGAGTGCATGGTCACGATGGATGAAAAGGAAAAGAAAAAATATGATGAGCTGAGAAAAGAATTGGTGCTGAACATGGGGGAAGAAAACGAGATCACCGCAGCAAATGCAGCTGCTCTCTGCGGAAAACTTTCCCAGCTGGCGAATGGTGCAATCTATACCGATGACAAAAAGGTGATGCAGTTTCATGAGAAGAAGCTGGATGCACTGGAAGACCTGATCGAGGCAGCCAATGGAAAACCGGTTCTGGTAGCGTACTGGTACCAGCATGATCTGGAACGGATCAGGAAAAGACTGGATGAGAAGAAGATCGAGTATGACAAGATAGACAGCGGCGAGAGCATTAAACGGTGGAACTCCGGTCAGCTCCCCGTTGGTCTGATCCACCCGGCTTCTGCCGGCCATGGTCTGAATCTTCAGAGCGGCGGAAACTGCATCATCTGGTTTGGAATTACATGGTCGCTGGAACTTTACCAGCAGACCAACGGAAGATTATGGCGGCAGGGACAAAATTCTCAGACAGTGGTTATAAATCATATCATCACATCTGGCACTATAGATGAGAGGATTCTCCGAGTGCTCAAAGGTAAGGATGCGACACAGGAGGAGCTGATCGATGCAGTAAAAGCAAATTTAGGAGGATAAGAAGATGGCAAGTGAATTTGAATCATATGAGAATCTGGCCAATGCGATTATTATTTCGGCAGCGAAGGACTACCGGGTCGCACTCCGCAGACAGATGCGGCATCCCGGCGGACAAGAGACAAAACACACAGTTGACCGTTTGGAGAGCTTTTTCCGGTCAGCATGGTTTGGGGTGTTGACGGATGTTGACGGTGAGTATCTGATGGCCCGTATCAGAAAAGAAGTTGAAGCAGCATAAAACGGGAAACGATGACAAACAAAGACAAAACATGCCAATCCGAGTGGAATAAAAAATCGGAGGTATGCAAGATGAGCATTATGTGGAAGTATCTGGATAAGAGAGCGGCAGCAATTAAGGCTATCGGTGATTACGATAATATGCAGTTCATTATCCGTAATACAAAAGATGAGATTACGGTTGAGAGTGACCGAATGGTGGGTGTGGGAAGTCCGAACATGGATGGTATGCCGCACGCCCACAATCCGCAGGCGGGAGAGGAGAGGATTCTGGATGGCATTGAGAAAATTGATATTCTGAAAGAACGGTATCGGCAGGCGGTCGAGTACATGGACTGGTTCCAGCCAGCGTGGGATGGTCTGACGGAAGATGACAAGTATGTTCTGGAATGTTTCTATCAGACGGAAAGTAGCGATGTGAATCTGATCTGCGACCACTTTGGTATTGAGCGTTCCTCAGCTTATAACAAAAAGAACCGTGCGCTGGACAAGCTGGTTACACGGCTCTATGGCAAGGATTGATTCACGGGGCTCCGAAAGGAGCCTCGATTTTTTTGTTTGGCGGTTCTGTTTTTGTATTTTATGGATTTGGGAGATGAGTAAAATCGTGGACGACTTTATGGCAGGAGTGTGTTATGATGGGAGCATGAAAAAAGGCCAGACGAGAATGGCCGGAGCGAATGAGTAAAATCGTGGACGACATGGCGGACAAAGTGTGCTATGCTAGTACCATGAAAATAGGCCCGGAGGAAATCCGGGAGAGCAGAAGCCTTGGAGGATCAATTCCCCCAGGGCTATTTTTATGCCCGGAAGGGGGAGGATAAGATGGGCAGAAAGAACCGACCTGTAAAAATACGTAAGAAGTCGCTTCCTGATGTCACCAGAATTCAGCCGCCAAAGCGGATGGATATCTGGTACGCACATTTGAGGGAGAATACAGGCACTTCGGTGCAGGAGGGCAGTCGTCCGGTACTGGTCATCAGCAATGATATGGCAAATAAGAATTCCGATGTGGTCACTGTGATCCCGCTGACCAGTCAGATGAAGAGAATCGAACTGCCGACGCACTGCATTATTCGTGATCTGCTGGATGAGGATTCTGTTGTTCTGGCAGAACAGATCACAGCAATTCCGAAGTGGAGACTGCACAGGAAACTGTGCAGCTGCACGGATGAAGTGCAGGTAAATGAAATAGAAAGAGCTGTAAAGGTACAGCTTGGATTGGAGGATATCTAAAATGATGAGCAATTTTAGAATCGATTTGGGACAGCGAGCAAATGACAAGGACCTCTTTGAAAATGTTGAGAAACACTTCGAGGGTGCGGAGATCCAGCAGGTGATGCCGATCCCGGAGAACATGGCAGTTATGCTGGTGGAAGTGAATGCAGACGATGAGCCTGTCTGCTGCGACAGCCGCGACACGAACTGGCCTACTGGGCTGGCTGTGGTGAAACTCAAGGATGGCGTGGGCTGTTACCCGATCGACCTTGTGGAAGGCGATTTGAAAATCGAAGCCCAGCTGGTGAACCGTCATAAGTGCGGCAAATGCGGCAGGGAGATGAAGATCCTCCTCAAACCTGGTCAGGAAGGCTTTGAGGCAAAGTACCGCTGTGAATGCTGTGACCGGACGGTCAAGCTGAATCCTGATGGAAGTGAGGAGGACGAAACCCATGAGTAAGATTATCACCTGTGAACAGGTCAGCAATGGCCATCCCGATAAAATCTGTGACCAGATCGCAGATGCCATCGTGACCGATATTCTTCAGCATGACAAGAACGCCCGTGTGGCAATCGAGTGTCTGCTGAAAAAGAGCCAGCTTTTTATTGCCGGTGAGGTCACCACCGACTACCGGCCAAACTACAATCAGATCGTCCACGATGTGTTCAACCGCATCGGCACCGAAAAGCTGGGGTGGAACCTGACCGAGCTTCTCCGCATAGGCATTCTGGTGGACAAGCAGTCCCCGGATATTGCGCTCGGTGTGGACAAAGGCGGTGCCGGTGACCAGGGAATCATGTATGGCTACGCCACCAACGAAACGGCAGAGCAGATGCCGATCCCGTACATGGTCGCTACCAAGTTCCTACAGCTTCTCAAGGCACATCCGTCTAAGATGTTCCGTGCAGATGCCAAGGCGCAGGTAAGCTACGATTACGACACTGGTCGTATCACCACCTTCCTCTGTTCAGTGCAGCACAGCCTGGATGTGGAGGTCAGCGATTTCCGCCACATCATCGAATCCATGATGGTGCTGGCCGCCTGCGAGTACGGTCTGGACGGTGACTTTACGAAGCTGGTCAATCCTACCGGCCGTTTTGTGCTGGGCGGCAGTTACGCTGACTGTGGTGTGACCGGACGCAAGCTGGCATGTGATACCTACGGCGGCATTGGACGAATGGGTGGCGGTGCATTGAGTGGCAAAGACCCTACCAAGGTGGACCGCTCCGCAGCATACATGGCTCGGAAGATCGCCAAAGACATCGTGCAGGCGGGCTACGCAGACAAGTGCGAAGTCCAGCTGGCTTACGCCATCGGCGTGGTACAGCCAGTCGGTGTGTCGGTGGAGTGTTTCGGTACGGCGCACCAGTCCCTTGACTTCATCGAAGCCTACGTCCATGACAGCTATGACCTGACCCCGCAGGGTATCATCAAGCGGCTGGGACTGCTGGATGTAGATTACAACAAGGTCAGTGCTTACGGTCACTTCGGCAAGGCTGGTCTTCCGTGGGAGGACTGACCCATGCCGTACAGACCAAAGACACCGTGCCGTCATCCCGGCTGCCCGGAGCTGGTGGAAGTCGGCCGGCTCTACTGTGAGAAGCACCTGGCTCTCCATCCAGAAGTCACCCGCCCGGCAGCGAAGCGTGGATACAACAGACGGTGGCAGAAAGCAAGAAAGTCGTACCTGGAAGCGCATCCGCTCTGTGTGCAGTGTGCCAAGCAGGGCAAGTACGTCCGGGCAACGGTGGTGGATCACATCGTTCCGCACCGTGGTGACCAGAAACTTTTCTGGGATCAGAACAACTGGCAGTCGCTGTGCAAGAGCTGTCACGATAAGAAGACGCTGACCGAAGACATCAACCCGACCTACACCTACTGACAGCCCCACCGGGGCCGGGGTCACTTCTCTACGGTGAAGTCACACGGAGACCGGTGGCCCCTTTTCTGTGAAAAAGCGCAAAATTGATAGGCCGGGGGTCAGAGGATTAACGGCGCAAAATGAAACAGGAAAATGTACAGGCATCGAAGCTTTCGTTCCGGTGCTATTCTTTTTCCCCGAAATGAACCAAAGTGTGTGAAACCTCTCGTAAACAGGGAGCTTTCGCACATTTTAGCTTGTTCCGGGAGGAGCAGGGGCGAGCGGGAATCGGCCGCCGCAACAACGATCCAACTTGGCGGGGCAGTGCCGATTTCCACTTCGCCGCTTTTCGCATGAATTATGAGATTTTTCTAAGAAACCGCCGAAGAAACGGCGAAAAATGAGAGTGAGGTGAGGGCAGATGGAAGATTACACGGCTGAGATGATCAGGGACATGGCTTTTTCCTTCTGCCCTCAGTGCGGTACGGCAATCGTACCAAACCATAAAGGCAGACCACGGAAGTTCTGCTCACCGGAATGCCGGTCACGGTGGAACAACACCCACCCGAAACCAGAGAACTGGAAGACCGTGCGGTCAAAGATCTGTCCGGTGTGCGGCAGGGAGTTTTCCTACCGGCACCAGTATGGTCTGGAACGAAAATATTGCAGCCGTGCCTGTGCAAACAAAGGACGCTGGAAGGAGGGCGATACAGATGGAAGGACCGCTGAACATAGAGCGTGATGTGGTAAAGAACGGTGTCCGGCTGGACTGTGTATTTGAGGGCTATGAGTATCGCCCGGAAAGAGAAGAAGTCCGAAGCCAGCGGCTTGCCGGGTTTGAGTGTTCAGAGATCACAGAAAACACCGGGCTGTCTTTGGAGCAGGTCACGGATTACTGCCGGGAGCTGGGGCTGCCGGAAACGGGAAGCTGCCAGCTGCAGCCGCCGGATGGTTCAGGCGAACGCCGATGCCCGGTGTGTGGACGGATTCTCGTGCAGAGAGGAAACAGCGGCTTGAGACGGTTCTGTTCTCAGGATTGCCGGGAGGAATTTTACAGGAAACATAAGCCGTTCCGGTTAGAGGTCTGTAAAAACTGTGGGCGGGAGTTCCGTGCCGTAGATGAAGGCAAACGGCAGCGGAAGTTTTGCAGTCTGAATTGTTACTGGGATTATCGATATGGGATGAAAGGGGAGAAGCAGGATGAGTAAGATTATCGGTGTGTATCCGTTGTTCAACACCGGGGGTATCTGTGTACATGCGATTGACGATGCGGAAGAAAAGGTGCTGGCATCTGTGAACGGGGAAAACCCGGAATGGTGTGAGATGGCTGAACGGCCGCAGGAAGATGGAGATGAGATGGAGTCGGGCTTTTTGTTCGGCTCCTTTTTCGTGCCATTCTCCGGGGTCATACGCATGGGAATCTGAATTAGGAGGAGTCTACATGAAAGCGACTGCTAAACTGAAGATGCTGCCGGTGTCCGTACTCAAGCCGGCCGCATACAATCCCCGGAAGAAGCTGAAGCCGGGGGATAAAGAGTACGAGAAGATCAAGAACTCCATTACGGAGTTCGGTTTCGCAGATCCTTTGGTAGTTAATGCCGACATGACGATCATCGGCGGCCACCAGAGATTGACCGTAGCGATGGAGCTGGGCTACACCGAAGTGCCTTGCGCGGTGGTGGACATCGACAAGACCAGGGAGAAAGCCCTGAACATTGCGCTCAATAAGATCACGGGTGCGTGGGATGATTCCCTGCTGGCTGACCTGCTCAAAGACATCGAAGATTCCAACTTTGACCTTGGCAAGACAGGTTTTGATCCGCCTGAGATCGAGACGCTGTTCAACAAGGTACACAGCAAAGAGGTCAAGGAAGATGACTTCGATGTGGAATCCGAGCTGAAGCAGCCGTGCTTTTCCAAGACCGGGGATATCTGGCATCTTGGTAAGCACACGGTTATCTGCGGAGATTCCACTGACCCGGAAGCATACAAGAATCTGCTGGGCGATACCAAGGTCAATCTGGTTTGTACGGATGCACCTTACTTCGTGAAGTTGGAGAATGCTTCTGGCAGTATCAAGAATGATGATCTGGATGACAAGTCCGCTTATGAGTTTTTGATGAAGGTCTACGCCAACTTCAAAAATGCGATGGCACTGGACGCTTCCATCTATGAATTCTACGCCACGATGAAAGCCCGTGTGTTTTACGATGCTTTCGAGGATGCGGGCTTCAAGGTGGGAGCCGGACTGATTTGGAAGAAGCCACGTGCGCCGCTGATGCGTACTGACTGGAAGTTCAACTCCGAACCGATCATCTTTGGATGGCGCAAGGATGGCCGTCACCGCTGGTACGGCGACCAGAAGCAGACCAATGTGTTTGAATTTGATGGCATCAAGAATTCAAAAGAGGACGGTTTCGGTCATCCCTCTAGTAAGCCGGTTCCATTGATTGCCTATCTGATCAAGCAGTCCACCATGACCAATGGCATTGTGCTGGATGGCTTCCTCGGCAGTGCATCTACCCTGATTGCCTGTGAACAGATTGATCGAATCTGCTATGGTGTGGAGCTGGAACCGAAGTTTGTAGATGTGGCGGTTAAGCGGTACGTCCAATTTAAGGAAGGTCACTACGATGATGTGTATGTCATCCGAGATGGTCAGAAGTTGAAGTTCGATGAGGTGGCAACCTTTGAGCCGGAAAGTGAGGTTGCCAATGAGTAATGTGAAATACACATTTTCCGATGATGGAAAAACGGGATATGGCTGGCTTCATGATGGAACTCGGTTTCTGTTTGATGCAGAAGACTTCGAGAAAATTAGAGACACGAACTGGTATCGTAATCTAAATGAAGATGATAGCCATCGACTTTATATCACTACCCATAACGGAACCTACCTGCACCGGTATATTTTTCCAAATGTACCTGCGGGTTACGAGGTCGATCATATCAGTCTGGACACGCTGGATAATCGGAAGTGCAATCTTCGTGTATGTACTCACCAGCAGAACCAGTGCAATCAGCCCTTGCAGAGAAACAATACTTCAGGTGTATCGGGCGTGAGCTTTTATCCTCCAAGAAATAAATACCGTGCAAGAATCAAAGCAAGTCAGCATGATATCCATCTTGGATATTACCTGACTTTTGAGGAAGCGGTACAAGCTCGAAATGTTGGTATGCGGTGTATGTTTGGAGATTATGGTCGGTATAACGATGTGGCCGATGCTCCAGAGTGGATAAGAAAACAGGTTACGGAAAAATGTATGCGCTTTGCAGACTTTGCGGTTTGTGGCACATTTTGTTTTTCTGGGGAGGTCGCCAATGAGTAATGTGAAATGCGTCCTCATCCACGACAACTTCCAGAACTTCAAGTCCTACAACATCCCCAAGGCGCAGCTGGTAATCGCAGACATTCCGTACAACATCGGTACGGATTTCTACGCCAGCCGGCCGGACTGGTATGTGGATGGCGACAACAAAAACGGGGAGAGCAGCAAGGCAAGGAAAGCGGCATTCAATACCGACTTCACCTTCAACATTGCAGAGTATTTCCATTTCTGCAACCGACTGCTGAAGAAAGAACCCGGCACGGGCGAGAAGGATGCGCCGTGCATGATCGTGTTCTGTGCGTTCCAGCAGATCCCGAAGGTGCTCACCGAAGCAGAGAAATACGGCTTCAAGAATTATATCCCTCTGGTGTTCTGCAAGGACTACAGTCCGCAGGTCTTAAAAGCCAACATGAAGATCGTGGGTGCAACGGAGTACGCTCTGGTACTGTACCGGGGAAAGCTCCCGAAGTTCCGTAATCTCGGTGAGGATGGAAAGCCCCACATGATCTTCAACTGGTTTGGCTGGAAGCGGGATGGCAAGGAATATCCGAAGATCCATCCCTCCCAGAAACCGATCTCTGTGCTGAAACGACTGATCGAGACCTTTACAGATGAGGGCGATGTGGTCATTGACCCCTGCGCCGGCAGCGGCTCCACGCTGAGAGCAGCAAGAGAACTTGGGCGCAACAGTTACGGATTTGAAGTATCCAGAGATTTTTACCGGAAAGCAAATGAGCAGATGCTCGGAGAGGAGGCTTCCGCATGAGCACAGAACAGAATAAGACCTTGACCCTCGGCAGCCTCTTTGATGGCTCCGGGGGTTTTCCATTGGGTGGGCTTTTGACCGGGCAGATCACTCCGGTGTGGAGCAGCGAGATCGAGCCGTTTGCCATCCGGGTCACGACGAAGCGTCTGCCGCAGGTGAAGCATTACGGAGATGTATCCGCCATCAGCGGTGCAGACCTGCCTCCTGTAGACATCATCACCTTTGGCAGTCCCTGTCAGGATATGTCCATCGCCGGTAAGAGAGATGGTCTGGATGGTTCACGGTCCAGCCTGTTTTATGAAGCAATCCGAATCGTGAAGGAAATGAGGTGTAAGACCAATGGAGAAAAACCAAGATTTATCGTCTGGGAGAATGTGCCAGGGGCCTTCTCCTCAAACAAAGGACAGGACTTCAAAGCAGTCCTCGAAGCTGTCATCGGTGTTAAAGAACCGGCCGCCTCGGTGCCTGCGCCTGAGAAGAAAGGATGGCCCGACGCTGACTACTACGTGGGAGACGGATGGAGCGTCGCGTATCGAGTTCTTGATGCACAATGGTGGGGCGTTCCCCAAAGAAGAAAACGTATCTACCTTGTCGCAGATTTTGCAGACCAGAGTGCCCCAAAGGTACTATTTGAGTCCGAAGGCGTGTCTCGGTATTCTGCGGAGGGCTTCCGTGCGTGGCAAAGAGCTGCCGCCGGTGCTGAAAGCGGCACTGGAGAGGCAGGCTTCAGCGGAGCAGGAGGACGGATCTGTCTGAACGACCAGGGCGGTAAGCAGATGGATGTTTCCCAGGATGTGACCGGAACCCTCCGGGCAGAGGAGCATGGGCATCAGCCGTGTGTTCTGGAAGCTGCCGGTTTCTGTACCGAGCATTCGGCAGATGCCAGAAGCATCGGATACGAGGAGGAACGCTCACCGACCCTCCGGGCTGGTGTTGTGCCTGCCGCCATCGCACTGGAAAATCATCCTGCTGACAGCCGGGTGAAGATTTCCGAGGACGGTAAGGTGCAGACACTGACAAGCCGGTGTGGTACGGGCGGCGGTAATGTCCCGATGGTCATGGACGCTGTTGAAAATTCAGTGGAAAGTCCGGTGAAAGAAGTTGAAAACTCCCCGGCAGTCACACTGAAGATCCGCTCCGGTTGCGAGGGTGGCGGCAAGGGAGCCATCTGGCAGGAAGAAAAGTCAGCCACCCTCGGCTGCAACAACGACCAGACACTGTTCGTTCCGAAATGCTATGGTGTCTGCTCCAAAGCCAGCCACTCCATGATGTCCGATAATCCGCACAGCGGTTTTTATGAGGCCGAAACTTCCCGGACACTGGACCGCAGCGGTGGTGACCCGACCTGCAATCAGGGAGGACTGTGTATCTGCGAACCTGTAGTTTGTGTGGATCAGGGTGGCGGTAAGTCGAACTGTACGGTGGACGAGCAGGTGGCACCGACACTGTCGTGTACACACGGCGGTGCGCCAGCTGTCGCCTTTACCCAGAACCAGAGGGATGAAGTCCGGGATCTGGGAGAGAAGTCAGCGGCACTGGCAGCAGAGCCGGGGATGAAGCAGCAGACCTTTGTGGCACAGCCGGAAGATGTGACTGCGTTCCATGTGAACCAGCGCAATGAGCTGATCGACCTGCATGGCAAGTCCGGAGCTTTGATGGCGACCCGGAGTGATCAGATGCAGACCTTCGTTCTGCAGGGCAACATGATCGGCCGCAAGGATGAGAACGGTCCGCAGGGGGATGGCGTCAATGAGGATGTCTGCTTTACACTGGATGCCACTGACCGCCATGCAGTCTGCGCACCGGAGGATGTGTATGCCATGACCACCGGCTCTTATATGCAGGTGGCAAAAGAAGTCGCACCGACCTTGATGGCACGGGATTACAAAGACCCGACCACCATCGCACCGGTGCCGCATCTGAACGAGGGTGTCATGGGAACGGTAGCAGCCGGGGCGCATCCCAGCGGCTTCAACGGGCAGGATGCTTTCAATGACCGTCTGGTCATCGACAATCCGGAAGCACAGCCGACACCTGTGACCTATACCGTCCGCCGTCTGACACCGACCGAGTGTGCCAGACTGCAGGGCTTCCCGGACTGGTGGTGCAGGGATCTTGGAACGGAAAACCCGACCGAAGAAGAGCTGGCGTTCTGGGCGGATGTGTTTGAAACGCACCGCAAGATCGTGACCCATGCCAAGAAGCCGAAAACGGAGAAGCAGATCCGGAAATGGCTGGCTGACCCTTACACGGATTCGGCAGAGTACCGTATCTGGGGTAATGGCATATGCTTAGCCAACGCATTCTTTGTTCTGGCCGGCATCGCATGGTGCGCAGGTCTGGAAGAATAAACTGGCCCGCTATATTACTAGTATAACTCGATTTAAATAAGCTTACAATTTAAGCATTGGTAGTAATCTGATTTCTTGGCTTACGTGTCCGTGCTTTGGGCGCACGTTTCCCTTGGTTTTCAGGATAATAATGTAAACTTATTAAAATCGAGTTATACTAGGTAGAAAGCGACCTGGTGATATGGTGGGCTTACATATTGGTCCTATTTACACAACAGGTTTCGCAGTCCCTTGTGTAAATGGTCGAACATGAAGAATATCGGGAAATGGCCTTGCTATTCATCCGGTTTAGAGTGATATATGTGCTACCGAAAAGAACATCGGGACGCAAAAAATGAACGAGAAGGAGCGATGAATCATGTTGAAATTTAAACTGAACGTAGCCGAGCGCAAGACCCTCGCAAAACGCATGGAGGAACTGACCGGCATTCACCCTTACTATACCAAAGCACCTCTGTACTCCTACGACATTGGGAGCTACACAATCGACCGGAATGGCAACCTTCTGGTCGAGCCTGAGAATGCAGATGCCGAACTGTTGACGACCCTGCTGAATGAGGGACTGATCCGCGGCGGCGAGAGCATTGAGAGCATGGATGACCAGTTGGAGGACACAGAGCCGACCGACCATTTGGAAGAGGAGCCTGTGACTGAGGATACCGAAGCAGAGCCGGAAGCTCCGGACGAGCAGGAATCCGAAGATGCAGATACCGCAGAGGAAAACGAGCTTGCGGAAGCCGAATCCGAGGAAGCATCGGAGCCGGATAATGCGGCAGAGGATGAGCCGGATGCAGAGGGGCCGGAAAGCGAGGAGCAATCAGAAGCAGAAGACCAGCCGGGAGAAGTGCCGCTGGACTTGGAACTTGCATTCCCGGTCAGCCAGCACAATGGTGTGACTCTCCGCAACCTGGTCAACCTTCTTTACAGCCGCGGCAAGCTCATCGGCAAGGCGACTGGCGGACACTTCCATGTGGAAGAGGGGCTGGTCGAGAAGCTGAAGGACGATAGCTGCACCTTTGCCATCATGAACTTCATCAACGCGGTCAGCGACTATGAGACTGAACATGGTGCTGCACTGGAAGGCTTGAAGATCACCACCGAGAAGGTTACCTTCACCGGCTTCCCGACTGCACCGGACCACGAACATCTGACGGCTTTTGCACAGCTGGCGGTGCTGATGAACCAGCAGGCTATCAGCCAGAAGCGCATCCAGGCAAAGGATGTCAACGATGAGAATGAGAAATACGCACTCCGCACATGGCTCCTACGGCTGGGCATGAACGGTCCGGATTTCAAGGAAACACGCAAGATCCTCATGGAGAACCTTTCCGGCCATGCGGCTTTCCGCACGGATGAGGAAGCACAGAAGTTCCTTGCAAGGGAAAAGGCAAAGCGGGATGCCCTGAAAGCCGCGAAACAAGCCGCACAGAACGGCAATCCTGCCACAGGGGAAACGGTCGCACCGGATGCAGCCCAGCCGACACAGCCCGACTGTGGGGCAGACACGGCGCAGATGCTGGAGGCGGGAGCGTAAGCTCCCAAGCCCCCAATGGGGGCCGGAAAATATGCGACACCCTCTTCCATTGTACCGATATTAACTCTGAAAATGTACATTATCAAGCGGATAAACTGCAGAAATGTACACGATCATTCCACCTCATATTTGTCGAATATATGTTCTTTTATATCCTTGCTATTATCCGCACCTGACGGTAATATGCACATACCGAAAGGGAAAACAAGGAAAAAGCCAAAGGAGAACATACCATGAACGATAAGACAAGAGAGCAGATTGAAGCCATGAAGAAGCAGACCATCGGGGTCGAGATCGAGATGAACAACATCACCAGAGAAAAAGCTGCCAAGAAGGTAGCCGAATACTTCGGAACCAGAGCATGGTACGCGGACAGAGAATACGGATATTCCAGCTGGGCTTGTAAAGACCCGCAGGGCAGAGTTTGGAAATTCCAGAAGGATGTGAGCATCTACGGACCGGATGCAGAGAAATGCGAACTGGTCACTCCGATCCTTATCTACGAAGACATCGAAACCCTGCAGGACATCATCCGGCTGCTCCGCAAGGCAGGCGGGAAAAGCGGACCGAGCCGCGGCTGCGGTGTTCACATTCACATAGGTGTGGGCGACCACACCGCAAAGACCCTGCGGAATCTGGTCAACATCATGGCGGCACATGAGCGGCAGATTGGCAGAGCCATCCGCATCGATGCCGGACGCACCGGACACTATTGTCAGGTGGTCAACCACCGCTTCCTTGAACGGCTGAACCGAGAGAAGCCGACCACCATGAACCGGCTGGCAGACATCTGGTACGAAGGCAACGGTTCCAGCTGGGAAAACCGGAATGCCCACTACAATTCAAGCCGATACCATATGCTGAACCTGCATGCCACCTTCACAAAGGGGACCATTGAATTCCGGCTTTTCCAATTCGCAGACCCTGCGGACGGCAAGCGCAACGGACTGCATGCCGGTGAGATGAAAGCCTACATCCAGCTTTGCCTTGCGATGAGCCAGCTTGCCAAGATGGTCAGAACGGCAAGCCCAAGAGCCCAGCAGACCGACAACGACAAATACGCAATGCGGTGCTGGATGCTGAGGCTGGGATTCATCGGTGAGGAATTTGCAACGGCAAGGGAAATCCTTCTGCGGAACATGGAGGGCAACGCATCCTGGCGGAACAAATAAGCCGGAATGCACGGGCACCTTTTGGGCGGGCAACCGCCCTTGAGGTGGTAGAAGGAGGTGCAGGATTATGAAAAAAAGCACGGTAAAAAATGAAATCACCCAGATGGGAAGGGCATTCAAGGTGACCATCACCGAAACCTACCAGAGAACCATCACGGTGTATGAATCCGAAATGAAAGAGCCGACCGTCCAGGAAGCCGAGCGCATGGCGGAGGACTGGTGGCAGGACAGCCAGATTGAACTTGAAAAGGAAGATTTTCAGGGTGTGGAATTTATGGGCAGGGAGGACGGTGCTTCGGATGAATGAGCGGTTTGAACTCATCAGTCGGACACCATCGAAGTTCTACCTTGCCTACGGAAGCAACCTCGACATGGAACGGATGGGACGGAGATGCCCATACGCAGTACCGGTCGGTGTGACTGAGATCTACGGCTACCGGCTCCTGTTCAAAAAGAGCAAGACCGGAAGCTACGCTACCATCGAGCAGGATGCCAACGAAAGCGTACCGGCTGTGGTCTGGAAACTCTCGGAATACGATGAGCTTCTGCTGGATCGGTATGAGGGTTTCCCACGGTACTACTACAAGAAGCAGTTCCAGCTTCCAGTCTGGAACATGAGCGGCAACCGCATGAAGAAGCCGAAGACCTGCATGGCCTATGTGATGCACGAGGAGCGGCAGCTTGGTTGCCCGGATATCGAGTATTTCGATTTGCTTTGTGGCGGCTACAGCGACTGGGAGTTCCCGCTGGACACACTGAAGCGAGGGCTTTCCGCCAGCATCGGAAGAACGGAAGCAATCCGGTATCTGAGGAAACTGCGGATGGTGTAAAAGTACACGGTCAAAAGCAAAAAACATTGTGCAGTATATGATGCTCATCGGCCTTGATAAATCAGGGCAAAAGAGTGATATATACCATACCGCCAGACAAGAGCGGAGAAAACCGAAGGGAGAGATTCAAATGAAGAACAAGAAATATTACATCGCCTACGGCAGCAACCTGTCGGTGGAGCAGATGGCAGACCGATGCCCGGATGCAAAAATTGCAGGGCAGGCGGTGCTGGCCGGCTGGGAGCTTTTGTTCCGCGGCTGCGCCACCATCGCACCGAACCCGAAGAAGAACACACCGGTTCTGGTGTGGGAGATTTCCGAGAGGGACGAAGGAAACCTCGACCTCTATGAGGGCTACCCGAACTACTACCGCAAGGAAGACCTGAACATTGAACTGCTCCGGGAAGGGGCAGAGCCGGAGATGGTGACCGCAATGGTCTACATCATGGAGAACGACTTCGGACACCGCGCACCGAGCCGGTATTACTACAAAGTTCTGCATGACGGCTACAAGGCATTCCACTTCCCGATGCACATCCTCGAAGGTGCGCTGAAGGAATGCATGGATAAGGATGCCGCCCAGCGGATGATCGAGGAGGTGCAGGCATGAATTTCGCAGATAAGAAAACGGTCGAGAAGCTGAGAAAAGAGTTTCCGGTTGGATGCAGGATCGTCCTCGATGAGATGGATGACAGGCAGGCACCGCCCATCGGAACACAGGGAATCTGCAACGGGGTCGATGATGCTGGAAACGTCTTAGTGAGCTGGGATACCGGAAGCCATCTGAACGTTGCCTACGGCGCGGACAGTTGCCACCGTGTGGCAACGGATGCCGAGGTCAAGGTGTCGCTCGACCGCCTTGGTAAAACGCGACAGACCGGCCCACGTTGCCCCAGGTGCGGAGCAAAGCCTGACTGCTACGACCATCAGCAACAGGCACTCAGCCGAAGGGCGGACATCCAGATTTGCAACCGCTGCGGAACTGAGGAAGCGTTGGAAAGTATCGCATGGGGCAGACAGCAGAAGATGCATCTTGCAGACTGGGCAATCGTGAAAGGGGGCTGGGTCGAATGAAGGTTCTTCTGATCAAGCCGATGGAGCATCCGCAGGTGGTGGACATTGAAAACTCCCTGAAAGAGTTCTACCGCATCCTCGACTGCGACTGCATCACAGCCACGTACCCTTGGGAAGCGGATGCCGTGGCACTGGTAACGGACGACAATGGGATGTTCACTGAGAAGCCGTTCAGCCGGTACATTCCGGAGCTGGAGCAGCCCATCAAGGGGAACTTCTTCATCTGCGGGTTGGGCGAGGAAGATTTCGCAGAGCTGCCCCAAGACCTGATCCGGAAATTCAGGGAACGCTTCTGGGTGCCGGAGGCATTCGTCAGCATGTTCGGGCAGATGGCAGTTATCCAGATGGATGACGGAACGAAGCCGGAATAAGATACCACAATTAGAAAAAATACCCTCTCGGCCAGAAAAGACCGGGAGGGCTTGGTTTAACAGGAGGAGCCTATGGGACACAGAAAGATGCCTGCTTATGGCGAGAGGGAACACGGCGGCAGATACATTCTGGATGAATACGAATGGTCAAGAAACCACTGCAGGGCGGTGACCATCCGCAGATGGAAAAGGGACCTGAAAAAGAAAGCCAGAGCGCATAACCGCAGGTTGATGCATCTGGCAATACAGGGCGAAGCCGATTAGACGGAAAATGGGGGCCTCAAAAGAATGAGAACCCCCTTCCAGTTTACTGTATATTAGCTCTGGAAAGCAACAATAGCAAGGAGAACCGCCGCCATAATGTACACAAACATCTGGCAGCGGTTTTGTGTATCATACCAAACCCAAACAGGGGATACGAGGCAGAGCCCCAGCCTCTGCTGGGGAGCCTCTGGGGGATTCCTTAGAAGAAATCCCTCCTGCTCATGCCGACCTCGTTCAGTCGTTCCTCCATGCTGTGGTAGTGCCAATCCTCTTCCTCTTCTTCGTCCTCTTCCTCAAGCTCCTCTGGGAAAGGGTCGTGCCGCCATCCGGCTTTCTGGTATTCTTCTTCCCGGATGTCGTTGCGGTCGTAAATGTCCAGCTCGTATTCTTCTTCAAGCTCTGCGATGCGGTTTTCGATTGCGGTTTCAACTTCTGTAATGGTCTTTTTCATGGTTTTTGTCCTCCGTTTTTGGTTTGGCTTTCTTTGCTTTCGTTGTGTGTATAATGCCGCAGAAACACATATATAGCAAGTCAATCAGGGGTCATATATGTACCAAACATGAGGGGCGAAGATCGTTGATAATATGACGTTTTATGGCCTTGCTATCACAGGGCAGTGACGGTAATATACAGCTACCAAAACGAAAGGGGCAAAGAACATGGAACGCTACACTTACGAGATCACCTTTACACGGCTGGATGGACAGCCGGATGAAATCCAGCAGCACACCAGCGAGGAGCTGGCAAGAGAATGCTTCCGGCTTTTCGATGAGCCGGACAGCGCAGAGATGTACAGCAAAATTGAACTTAGCCGCCATGACTGGGAGACAGGCATGGATGAGATTCTGGAAACGATGACATTCTGAGAGGAGGAAAATACGATGACCTACACAAAAATCAACCTTTACCTTGCAAACGGAATTCCGGAGGCACTCAGTAACCTCTGGTACGGAAGCGACAGCGCGGTGGTCGAGATCAGGGATGCTGTTGAGGATGCGAAGAACGGCAAAGACCTTCTGAACCGCATCCAGAAGATGAAGCTCCTGCGGAAATTCACCCTCGACAGGGAGACCGACAAGCGAATCCGCTTCAAGGGAACGGACTGCTGGGGCAATGTAAGCTACCTCGAAATCATCCGCTAAAGGCAAGACCGACAGGCGCAAGGGGCTGGAAATGACCAGCCTTTTGCTCGTGTCTGTCTTCCGAAAGCCGGCATGAAAAGCACATAAATATGACAATTACAGGGCTTGATGATCGTGTAGTTTAGCCGCTTGATAGTGCTCCGAGGTGACGGTAATATACAGTCACCGAAAGGGGAAAACAACAAAAATGGAGGATACGACAATGACGAAGAACGAAGAACGCATCAATAAACTTTTCAGGGAACTGGTACCGGAGACGGGCAAGGCAGACAGCCTCGCAGGGGAGCTGGTAAGGGCAATGAGCCGCATCGGATACCGCTTTTACAACGACGGCGACCAGCTGGGCATCGGCTACGGCAAGGAAACCTGCAACCCTGCAGGGCGGTTCCTTGGAGTCAAGGGCAACGACAAAATCGCAAAGCTGACTGCAGATGCCTGGGCAGTCTACAGCGAGGAAGCCTACGAAAAGGTTCTGGACATCCTTTGCGGAGCGGTTGCCGACTATGTCGAGCAGAACCCAGACCTTAGAAACCAGCCGACCGAAGACATGTGGGACTTCAAGGATGAGGAAGAAGACCAGGATGATGACTGGGATGAGGAAGAAGATGACTGGGACGAAGAGGACTACGACGAAGAGGACTATGACGAGGAAGAAGACTACTAAGCCAGAGAAACACATGGGGCTTGCCGGAAAACGGCAGCCCTTTTCTTCTACCGTAATACTCACAGTTCTGATTTCCAATCTTTGTGTAGTATAGCCGCTTGATAGTGTGTGGAAGTGACGGTAATATGCACATACCGAAACGGAAAACCAAGAAAAACGGAGGAAAATACCATGAAGAAGAACATCACCAAGGAAGAGGAAAAAGCCCTGCTGGAGATCGCCAAGCGCCTGATGGCAGCGGTAGACAGCCGGGGCGACCTCGAAGCCCGCGACAATGACAGCGAGGACTTCATCGAGGTTCCGGTCTGGGGCATCCAGAAAGCAATGGAAGAAGCCTACCTGCTGGGACGGATGAGCAGATAAACCGGCAGCCCCCGACACAGCCCCACGAAGGGGCTTGTGCCACGGGTGGCAAAACAATCCGAGTGAACCGACAACGCCCCAGACAGGGGCAGATGTGGCGGCGTGGATGCGCCAGGAAGGAGAAGCACATGGAAGAACGGATGATGGATGTCATCGTGGAAATCTACAACCACATGGACGACAGCGATAAGGATGCCTTCACGCTGGAGGATGCCGAGGATATGGTGGAAGACCAGATCAGGATGGATAAGGAAGCCGGACGGGAACCGCTGGCATATGACCCGCAGTTCTTCTACGATACCATTGTGGAACGCATGGAACAGGATGCAGAGTGATGTACATTCTGCTTGGTATTCCGGGCGGAAGATCGTGTACTTTAGCCGCTTGCTATCCTTTGCACCTGACGGTAATATGCACATACCGAAAGGGGAAAGCCCCAAGGGAAAAACGAAAACACGGAGGATTTTACCATGAAAAAGCATTTGATTGACTTCCCGGAAAACAACATCAGCATCGAGAACTTCTACGACAGGCTCAGACCTTGCTACGACAGCATCATGCAGTTCGGTGACAGGGTTCTGGTTGCCCAGATGAACTGGAACGGTATGCTGGAGGGAGCGGTATACGGCTTTGTGGAAGACCCAGAGGAAGGCTGGTCACCGATTGAGTGCCGACTGGAGCTTCTGAAGATTTCCGATGAGACCTACACCGATGCAGGACACGCAATTGAATGGTGCATCAAGAACGCACATTGAAAAAGGGCAGAGCTCCTTCGGGGGCTTTTGCTCGTAGTGGCGGATTCTTCCAGTGTGGAAATACACATAAATCCGACAAAAAGAGGTGTGTATGATCGTGCAGCATAGCCGCTTGATAGTATCCGGCAGTGACGGTAATATACAGTCACAACGAAGGGAAAAGCCCTACGGAAAACAAAACACACGGAGGATACAGACCATGACGAACAAAGCAAAAACCTACCTTAAGAACATTCAGGAAGCCGACACCGAGAAGAAGCTGATCGGCATCGAGATCGCCTTCAAGCAGGATATGACCCTCAGCTGCAACGACCTCGGAAGCCTTTGCAGGGCGGCAGAGGACAGGCGGTACAGCCTGCGGAACAACGAGGAAACGCTGAAGCTGAAGCAGATCCTTTTCTTCCGGACGAAAGCGGAGATGGATGCCTACCACGACATGAGCCGCAAGCCGGAAGACTGGACAGCAGCGGAGATCGAGCAGCAAAGAAGCCGCTGCTGCAGCGTCTGGCAGGTCATCGAGGAAGCGGAGCTGGTCGATGAATACGAGGCTTGGAAGGAAGCCAACCCCAACGCATAACAGCACCCAAAAGGTACACGCCCCGAAAAGGGGATGTGCCTCGTATCCGATGTGTTTTATATAGATTTCAAGGACTTCTTCGGAGGTCCTTTTTCTTTACCCATTTTTGCAGAAAGGAGGAGATGCCAATGGCTACCAGAGGCAGAAAACCAAAGCCGACCGCCATGAAGGAACTGGAAGGCAATCCGGGCAAGCATCCGCTGAACACCAGCGAACCGAAGCCCAACAAGAAAGCGCCGGCCTGTCCGAAGTGGCTGGAGCCGGAAGCAAAGAAAGAGTGGCGCAGACTGGCCAAACAGATGGAAGCCATCGGCATCCTGACCGAAGTGGATATGGCTGCCTTTGCCGGTTACTGTCAGGCGTATGCCCGATGGAAAGAGGCGGAGGAGTTTATCACCCAGCACGGCACCATCGTCAAGACCCCGTCCGGGTACTGGCAGACAATTCCGCAGGTGTCCATCGCCCAGACTTATCTAAAGATCATGAACAAGTTCGCAGAGCAGTTCGGTCTGACCCCGTCCTCTCGAAGCCGGATCATTGCTTCGGACAGCGGCTCTGCGGATGCAGCCGATGAAATGGAGAACCTGCTGGGAGGTGGTAAATGATGATGACAAACAGGATTGAGTTGGGTGAGCATTTCTGCAGATATCGATGTGCAAACGGTCGGGAATTTCTCTTTGATAAATGTGATTGAAACAATCTCAAACCCCCAGCAGAGCTGGGGAGACTCGTGGACGCAAGGGGCGATAAATGTAGTATCAAATTAAAAACCTCCGTTGTACAATGAATGTGGGTCTAGCAAACCACATAAAAAACAACGGAGGTATCCATGGATAATCAAAGTTTAGCACATAGTAGATATAATTGCACGTACCATATTGTATTTATTCCAAAATATAGAAGGAAAGTGATGTTTGGAAAGTTACGAAAAGATGTAGGAGAGATATTAGGAAAAGTATGTAAAATGGAAGGAGTAACAATATTAAAAGCAGCGACCCTTCCAGAACATGTACATATGTATGTATCAATTCCGCCTAAGTTAAATGTATCAAAAACAATAGGTCGAATCAAAGGAAAGAGTGCATTAATGATATTCGACAGACATCCAGAATATAGAGATAGAAATAATCGTCACTTTTGGGCAAGAGGATACTATTGCGAAACGGTAGGTAACGTTAATGAAGAAACAATAAAACAATATATACAAGAACAATACGAAAGAGATCGCTTAGAAGGGGACTCAGAAAAGTAAAAAAGAGCCGCTTTTAAGCGGCCACCAGTAACTAAAGGAATGGTTTGTTAGACCGCCTTCAGGCGGAAATGCAATGCGCCCTGGAAGGGCAAACCCAAACCACCAGCAGAGCTGGTGGTACTGACTTTGACGTTCTTCCAAGATAAAATCTGCACGGTTGATGAGCGGGGATATGTAACTACCAATAGAAAAAAAGATATGGTATCTCATTTGCTGCTCAATGTGGGAAACGAAGTTGTAGTGGATCATATCAACGGCAATCCGTTTGACAACCGCCGTTGTAATCTGCGAGTGGCTACCAATGTGCAGAATCACTGGAATTATAGGCTGTCAGACAGAAACACAACTGGCTACAAAGGGATTTACAAGGATAAACGCACTGAAAAATATCATGCCCGCATCTGTGAGCATGGTAGAAGACATTATCTTGGGGCGTATGCCACAGCTGAGGAAGCTGCGGTGGCTTATGACAAAGCAGCGAGAAAGTTCTTCGGTGATTTTGCAACACTAAATTTTCCTGAGAAAGACGAACAGGGATGCAATCTGGAAAGAGAGGCGGTGTAACAGTGGCAGAAACAAGACCCAAAAACTATCCGAAACTGAAAGACTACAGGCCTAGTCGGTTCATGCTTCCGACCTGCCACTATGATGCTGCAAAAGCAGACCGGGCAGTGACCTTTATTGAAAACCTGCGTCATACCAAAGGCAAGTGGGCGGGCAAGCGGTTCTGGCTGCTTCCTTGGCAGGAGCAGATCATCCGGGATGTGTTTGGCATTGTGGATGAGCGTGGCAACCGTCAGTTTCGCACGGCTTATGTCGAAATCGGTAAGAAGAACGGCAAGTCCGAACTTGCCGCTGCGGTGGCTCTGTATCTGCTTTTTGCCGATAACGAACCCTCTGCCGAAGTCTATGGTGCTGCGGCTGACCGCCAGCAGGCGTCCATCGTTTTTGATGTAGCCCACCAGATGGTGCAGATGACCCCGGCACTTTTGAAACGGTGCAAGATCATGGCGGCAACGAAGCGTATCGTGAATTACGGCAATGCAGGATTCTATCAAGTCCTGTCGGCCGAAGTCGGCACGAAGCACGGTTTGAACGTGTCGGGTCTGGTGCTGGATGAGGTTCATGCCCAGCCCAACCGAAAGCTCTATGATGTCCTTACCAAAGGTTCCGGTGATGCCCGTGAACAGCCGTTGTTCTTCCTGATCACCACGGCCGGTACGGACAAGGAGAGCATCTGTTACGAGCTCCACATGAAGGCACTTGACCTGTTGGCCGGACGTAAGATCGACCACACCTTTTACCCCGTGGTCTATGGTCTGACAGATGAAGATGACTGGCACGATGAAGCCAACTGGTATAAGGCAAATCCCTCATTGGGGCAGACCATTCAGATCCAGCGTGTCCGGGATGCGTATCAGGAAGCACTGGATAACCCCGCAGAGGAGAACGTATTTAAGCAGCTCCGTCTGAACATGTGGGTGTCCTCGCTGACCCGGTTCATTCCCGAACACATCTACAACCTCGGCAATCAGCCAATCGACCTGGAAGCCCTCAAGGGCCGTGACTGCTATGGCGGACTGGACTTGTCCAGCACCGGAGACATCACGGCTTTTGTGCTGATGTTCCCTCCAAGAACCTCGGAGGAGAAATACATCATGCTCCCGTTTTTCTGGATTCCGGAGGATACGATCCCCCAGCGTGTGCGCAGGGCATCCGTTCCGTATGATGTCTGGTACCAGCAGGGCTACCTGATGGCGACAGAAGGCAATGTCATCCACTACGGATTTATCGAAAAGGTCATCGAGGAGCTGGGCAAGACCTATCACATTCTGGAGATTGCCTTTGACCGATGGGGAGCGGTGCAGATGACCCAGAACCTTGAGGGGATGGGATTCACGGTCGTACCTTTCGGACAGGGCTTCAAAGATATGAGCCCTCCCACCAAGGAGTTCTACAAGCTCCTGATGGAGGGCAACATCGTCCACGGCGGCAACCCGGTCATGGCATGGATGGCCGGCAACGTAGTTGTGGACACCGACCCGGCAGGCAACATCAAGCCGACCAAGGCAAAGTCGCCGGAGAAGATTGACGGTATCGTCGCTGCGATCATGGCACTGGACCGCTGCATCCGAAACGAAGGACAGCAGCAGGGAAGCGTCTACGATGAGCGTGACATGATCGTTTTTTGATAGGAAGATTTGGAGGAAAAAGCTATGAAGTATCTGATGAGTGCAGAATGGTGGAAGGCAGCCGGCATCCGTGCGGTGAAGACCATGTGTCAGACCGGCGCGGCTCTGGTCGTGACACAACTTCCCGGCGGCAGTGTGGACTGGGTCGCTGTTGGCAGTGCCGCTATCGTGGCTGGCGTTGCTTCGCTCGGTACCAGCCTTGCCGGTCTGCCGGAGCTGGAGAAAGGGGATAATGCCTAATGGGATTCTGGGAATGGATGGGATTTGAGAATCCGAGAGATTCTCCCAAAACAGAACAGCCGAAAGAGGGTCTGCCGCAGATCACGGATAATGTCCGCGATTCCGGGCAGACCTTTGTGTTTGGCCGTTCCAATGCCGGGGAGCAGGTGGATGAAAAAGCCGCCATGCAAATTCCGACCGTGTACGCCTGTGTCCGTCTGCTGGCAGAGTCCATTGCGGCACTTCCGCTGCATCTGTACCGGGTGACAGACAAAAACGGCAATAAGGAGAAGGCGCGAGATCATCCGCTGTACAAGATTTTGTATCGGCAGCCCAACCCGGAAATGACATCCTTTGTCTTCTGGGAAACGATGATGACCCACCTGCTTCTCTGGGGAAACGCTTATGCGCAGATCGTCCGGGATGGCAAGAATACGGTGCTGGGTCTGTATCCGCTGATGCCGGAAAATGTCGAAGTGGACCGTGACGAGAGCGGAGAACTTTACTATATCTATCACGCTTACACAGATGAAGTTCCGGGTGAGCAGAACAAAGACCTCTACTTTCGCCGGGATGAGATCTTCCATGTACCGGGTCTGGGCTTTAATGGTCTGATCGGCTTCTCGCCAATCGCCATGATGAAGAACAGCCTCGGTACTTCCATTGCGGTGGATAAGTACGGCTCGTCCTTCTTCAAAAACGGCGCACAGCCCAGCGGTGTGCTGGAACATCCCGGCGTTGTGAAAGACCCGAACCGTATTCGGGATAGCTGGGAAGCGGCTTATGGCGGTGCTTCCAATGCGCATCGTGTGGCAGTTCTGGAAGAGGGGATGTCCTACAAACCAATCTCTCTGCCGCCAGAGGACAGCCAGTTTTTGGAGACGAAGCAGTTTTCCGTGACGGAGATCTGCCGCATTTTCCGTGTGCCTCCGCATCTGGTGGCTGACCTGTCGAGAGCTACTTTTTCCAACATCGAATACCAGTCGCTGAACTTCGTGATGCATTCCCTGACCCCGTGGCTTGTCCGCATCGAGCAGGGCATCATCAAGGACCTGCTGCTGGAGGAGGAGCAGGATACCTACTTCCCGAAATTCAATGTGGACGGTCTGCTCCGAGGGGATTACCAGAGCCGGATGAACGGTTATGCGACCGGCATCAGCAACGGCTTCCTCTCTCCGAATGATGTGCATCGGCTCGAAAACATGGACCTGATCCCGGCAGAGGAGGGCGGTGACGACTACTATCTGAACGGCGGCTATGTGAAGCTGAGAGATGCAGGTGTGGCGCAGCAGAACAAAGCGGCCGCAGTCCAGCAGAATCAGCCCAAACAGACACAGCCGGAGGAGGAAGACCCGGAAGAAGAACCTGACAGCGATAACCGGCTGAGTGAGAGTAAGCCACGAAAAACAGGAAGGAGAACCCGATGAAGAAATTCTGGAACTGGATCAAAAACAGTGATGACACCAGAATCCTCCGGCTGGAAGGGCCCATCGACGAGGAATCTTTCTGGGGCGATGAAATTACGCCGCAGATGTTCCGGGATGAGCTGGAATCCGGTGAGGGGGATGTGACCGTCTGGATCAATTCTCCGGGCGGCAATGTGTTCGCCGCTGCTGAGATCTATACCATGCTTAAGGACTACAAAGGTAGCATTACGGTCAAGATCGATGCGATTGCAGCTTCGGCGGCATCCGTTGTGGCAATGGCCGGTGATACCGTCCAGATGAGTCCTGTTGCCATGCTGATGATCCACGACCCCAGCACCGTTGCGATGGGCAACACCAAGGATATGGAGAAAGCCATCGAGGTGCTGAACGAAGTCAAGGAGAGCATCATCAATGCCTATGCTGCAAAGAGCGGTCTCAGCCATGCCCGTATTGCCAACCTCATGAGCAATGAGACATGGATGAATGCGAAGAAGGCGGTGGAGCTGGGCTTTGCAGACGAGATCCTCTTTGCAAAGAAAGAGGACGAGCCGGACAGTGACCCGGCAGACCCGGAGGATCCGGAAGAAGACCCCGACAGTGAACCGGGCGAGGGCGGAGAAAAGAAGCCGTTCCAGAAGGATACGGCAGGGCACCTTTTCTCCAGCCGTCAGATGGATCTAATCGTCCTGAACCGTCTGGGTGTGAAACCGGAAGATGTGGGCCAGAAACACACTGAGCCGAAGGAGCCACCTGCTGACCCGAAACCGTCCGCAGAGCCTACCCCTCCGGCAGAGCCGTCCGCTAATCCGGGACCTGTCCTTGACATGGACGGTAAGACCGAGGATGGCAGCATCCCCTACAATATCCTGATGAAACAGCTTGAGTGCATGAAGTGATGTGCATTCAGGCTGTTTTTATATCCAATCAACCATCACAAATTTATGGAGGAAAAACACTATGAGTAAGATTCTGGAACTGCGCACCAAGCGCAACACTCTCTGGGAGCAGACCAAGGACTTTCTGGAGAAGAACCGCGGCGAGAACGGTCTGGTAAAGGCTGAGGCCGTGGAGCAGTACAACAAGATGGCACAGGAGGTCAAGGACCTGGGTGCAGAGATCGAGCGTCTGGAGCAGCAGGCACAGATCGAGGCACAGCTGTCCGCACCGACTTCCAGCCCTGTCCACGCTGACCCGAAGAACGGTGCCAAGAAGGATGTCAAGCCGACCGCCACTGCCGAGTATGCCGAGAACTTCTGGAACATGATCCGCAACCGTGGCCATTACGGCGAGGTTCGCAATGCCCTGTCTGTGGGCGAGGACACCGAGGGCGGCTTTACCGTTCCCGATGAGTTCGAGAAGAAGCTGGTGGAGGCACTGGAGGAGAACAACATCTTCCGTGGCATGGCGACCGTCATCCGCACTAGCTCCGGCACCCGTAAGATCCCTATCGCAGAGGATACCGGTGAAGCCAGCTGGAACGATGAGGGCGAGGAGATCCCGGAGAGCGATACCACCTTCGGCCAGACCATGCTGTCTGCGTACAAGCTGGGCACTATGATCAAGATCTCCAATGAGCTTCTGAACGATTCCGCTTTCGACCTCGCCACCTATATTGCCCGCCGTTTCGGTGTGCGTATGGGCAACGCAGAGGAGCGCGCCTTTATCACCGGTGACGGTGTGGGCAAGCCTCTGGGTCTGCTGGCTGAGACCGGCGGCGCCAAGGTCGGTGTGACCGCTGCCCAGAAGGATGCTGTGTCCTTTGATGAGATCTTCAAGCTCTACTATGCACTGAAGGCTCCGTACCGCAAGAAGGCACAGTTCCTCTGCAACGAAGCCCTGGTGCTGCAGCTGATGACCATCAAGGACAACAACGGCAACTATATCTGGAAGCCGGGTCTGGAGATCGGCAAGCCTGATACCCTGCTGAACCGTCCGCTGAAGACTTCCGCCTTCATGCCGGAGATCAAGGGTGGCAGCAAGGTCATGGCCTTTGGCGATTACAGCTACTACTGGGTGGCTGACCGCCAGAACCGCACCTTCCGCCGTCTGAACGAGCTGTATGCCCGTACTGATCAGGTCGGTTTCCTGACCACCCAGCGTGTGGATGGCAAGCTGATCCTGCCGGAAGCTGTACAGCTTCTGCAGATGGCACCGCAGGGCTAAAAAGCCCGGAAAGGAGGAGCCGGTTATGGCACTGATCCCGCTTTACGAAGCGAAGACCTATCTCCGCGTGGACAGCAGTGATGAGGATGCCCTGATCGGCATCCTTTTATCTTCTGCGGAGCAGATGTGCAAGGACGTGGGCCGTCTATCGGAAGACCAGTGGGAGGCAGTCAATGCCGCTGACCGGGATGCCGAGAACGGAGTACAGCCCACAAGGGAACTGGAAGCCCTGCGCAGCACCTGCCGTGTGGCGATTCTGTATGCATTGGGATATCTCTATGAGCACCGGGACGAAGCTGACCATCACCAGCTGATGTTGACGCTTCGTTCCATTTTGTTTGCTGTGAGGGAGGGTGTGTTCTGATGATCGAGAAACTGAATGAGCGGATCACGATCGAGAAAAGTACGGTCGTGACCGATAAGGTCGGAAACCATCGGAACACATGGGAGGAATATTTCACCTGCTTTGCCTACGCTTCGACCTATCAGGCGCAGGAAGAAGAGGGTGAGATCACAGCCGAACAGAAGAGCGTGGTGTTTACGGTGCGCTGGTGCAGTGAGACGAGAGGCCTTACTTCCACGGGCTATCGCATTCGTTTCCGGGAGCAGCTCTACGACATTGAGAGCATCGACCCGATGAATTTCCAGAAGAAAACGCTGAAGATTCATTGCCGTTTGGAAAGGAGGCAGCCGGATGAGCAGAACCGTCAGTATCGATGAGATGGCAGATGTCATCAATGAGGGCTTGAAAGAGTATGCGACCCTTGCCTCCACCGAGGTCAAGAAAGCTGTCCGTAAATCTGCGAAAACGGTCAAAGACCAGATTTCAGCTAATGCACCGTCCAGAACAGGTGCGTACAAAGGGAGCTGGGTGGCTACCAAACAGTCGGAGTCCAGCCAGAGCCTTCAGATGGTGGTGCATTCCAAGAACCGCTACCAGCTGGCGCATCTGCTGGAAAAAGGTCACGCCAAGCGCGGCGGTGGCCGGGTGGCAGGAAGACCGCATATTGCTCCGGCGGAGCAGGCTGGTATCGAGCAGCTCCAATCCCTGATCGAAAAGGCATTGAAATAAGAGGAGAACCCCATGACCCACGAAGAAGTAAAAGCTCTGGTGGAGGAGATGGGGCTTCCCTATGCGTATGACCATTTCGCAGAAGGGGAGAGCCCTGATCCACCGTTTATCTGCTTCCTGTATCCCAAGGCTGAGAACTTCGGTGCGGACAACCTTGTGTACCACCATTTCAACCGGCTGGACATCGAGGTGTACACCGATTATAAAGACCCGGATATGGAAGCAACTATTGAAGAAGTCCTGACCGCACACGAACTCTACTATGAGAAAAGCGAGGTCTGGATCGAAACCGAAAAAATGTATGAAGTCCTGTATGAGCTGACCGTGTGATGCTCATGCAGGGTATTTTTATGGGAGGAACACTATGTCGAAGAAAAGCAATAAGGTCAAATTTGGCCTGAAAAACTGCCACTATGCAAAGGCAACCTTTGACGAAGATGGCAGTGTCACCTATGCGAAGCCGGTCCGCATCCCCGGTGCAGTCAGTCTTTCTATGGATGCCAATGGCGAGATCGAGCCGTTCTATGCGGACAATATCGCCTACTATGTCGTGAATAACAACTCCGGCTACGAGGGTGATCTGGAGATTGCGCTGATCCCGGAGAGTTTCCTCACGGACATCATGCACGAGGAACTGGATGGCAATGGCGTGCTTGCTGAGAACGCCAATGTGGAATTGGAGCATTTTGCTTTCCTGTTCGAGTTCGATGGCGACCAGCGCCACATCCGTCATGTGCTGTACAACTGTGTGGCAAGCCGTCCGTCCATCGAGGGTGAGACCAATGAGGACAGCAAGGAAGTCAAGACGGACACCCTGAACCTGCAGGCAACCCCTCTGGCAAATGGTTATGTCAAGGCAAAGACCGGTACCAACACCACCGATGATGTCTATAACAAGTGGTACGATGCGGTCTATGAGCCGCAGGCGGAAGCTGTGGACACCGAAGACACCAGTCAAACTGAGGAGCCGCAGGGCTAAGTGACCGACACACACTGCAGGGCTTCGGCTCTGCTTACATTATTATAAAGAGGTATATGATTATGAAGAGGATTTTTCCCGTGTTTGCAGTGATCATCGTTCTGGTGCTGTCTGTCTGCTCGTTCCACATCATCCCCACCGGATACACGGGCGTGAAGACCAGCTTTGGCCAGATCCAGGAGACCACCATCCAGAGTGGCAAGCTCAATTTCTGCATTCCTTTTGTGCAGAGCATCCACAAGGTCAACAACAAGCAGCAGGATAAGCATATCGAGGCACAGGTCTGGGGCGAAGCCTCCGACAAGACGCCTGTGTATGCCGCTGATGTGATCGTGACCTATCAGGTGCTTCCTGAGAAGAGTGCATGGCTGTATGCGAATGTGTCTGACATCAAGAATCTGGTCGGTGACGAGCTGGTGGCATCTGCCATCAAGTCTGCAATGGCTGAACTTGGTCCCAAAGAGGTAACCAACCGCACCAAGATCGAACCTCTGGCACAGCAGAAGCTGGCAGAGTCCCTTGTGCAGAAATATGGTGAGGATGTTGTGTTCGTAAACAAGGTCGTCGTCAACGACATGAATTTCGAGGATGCCTACAACGAAGCCATCCAGCAGAAGTCCATTGCACAGCAGAACGCAGATAAGCAGAAGATCGAGAATGAAGCGGCCATTGCCAAGGCAGAAGCGGATAAGCAGGTGGCGATCACCAATGCAGAGGCGGAAGCACAGAAAACTTCCATCGCTGCAGACGCACAGGCGGATGCAAACCGCAAACTGGCAGAAAGCCTGTCCGATACGCTGATCGAGTACCAGAAGATACAGAAGTGGGATGGAAAGCTGCCGACTGTGAGCGGCGGTAATGCACTGGTCAGCATTGACCCGGCAGAGTAAGAAACACGATATACGGCAGGGCTTCGGCTCTGCCAATTTTACATGAAATTTTGGAGGATTACGATTATGGCAGTTACAAAGAAAATCGAGATCGATGGCAAGGAAGTCACCTTTAAGGCAAGTGCCGCTGTACCCCGCCTGTACCGCATCAAGTTCGGCCGTGACATTTACAAAGACTTGCGCCAGCTGGAAAAGAGCGTAGGGAAGAACGATGAGGACAATTCCAACCTCGACCTTTTCAGTCTGGAGATGTTCGAGGACCTGGCATGGTTGATGGCCCGTCATGCTGACCCTGCGAATGTGCCAGACAGCCCGGAGGAGTTCCTGGACCAGTTCAACACCTTCTCCATCTACCAGATCCTGCCCCAGCTGATCGAACTGTGGGGCCTGAATGTGCAGACGGAGGTGGAATCCAGAAAAAACCTCGAAAAAGTGAGCGGGAAATGACCACCCCGCTCTTTCTGCTGCGCTGTGTACAGCTCGGTATCAGCATTGCCGACCTCGACCTGCTGACCATCGGGTTGGTCAATGATATGTTCACGGAGCGGCAGAATGACGACTATTCGTACAAAGAGCTGGCAAGTCAGTCGGACTTCGATCGATTCTAAAGGTTCGACTTATTTTACTTGACTTTGCAGACTATCTGATTTATTATACTCGTAAAGAAGTAACTTACGAGTTACTAACTCACGAGTATAATTATTGGAGGTGAGCAGATGAGTCAATTCTATTGCCGTGAGGATGAGCTGCGGAAACTGAATAAACGGTATGCAGGTGATAAGTTTGAGTGCATTGTCATCTACGGCAGACGGCGTGTTGGTAAAACGGCACTGATCAACGAGTTCTGCAAAGATAAGCCTACCATTTTCTTTTCTGCATTGAACACGACAGGAAAGGAAAATCTGGAAGCTCTCTCAAAGTCGATTATGAGTTTTGAGCGGCCGGATATGGAGTCTGCACCGGAGTTCAGGTCCTATGATGCAGCTTTGGATGAGCTGACAGCACTTTCAAAGGAAAAGAGGATTGTCTTTGTCATTGATGAGTATCCTTATCTTGCAAAAGCAAAACCAGCTATTTCAGCGATGCTGCAGCACATCATCGACCACAAATGGACAGAGTCCAAGATGTACCTGATTCTTTGCGGCTCCTCTATGAGCTTCATGGAGAGTCAGGTGCTTGGAAAGGAAAGTCCGTTGTATGGCAGACGTACTGGCCAGTTTAAGATTGAGCCGCTAGACTATAAAGAAACCGCTGTGTTCCACCCAAATCTGTCTGCAGAAGACAATTCCCTGATTTATGGAATCACGGGAGGAGTTCCCCACTATATCAATAAGTTGGATGTGCGAGATAGTGTGGATGAAGCTCTGTTGGATAATTTCTTTGACCGCTCCAGCTATCTGTATGAGGAACCGGGGAACTTACTGAAGCAGGAACTCCGGGAGCCGGCCATTTATAATGCAATCATTAAAGCGATTGCAGAAGGTGCTTCCCGAATGAACGATATCAAGATGAAGGTTGGCGAGGAAAACTCGGTCGTATCGAAGTACCTGAAAACGCTGATCGACCTTGGCATTGCGAAGAAAGAAACACCGATTACAGAAAAACCGGGTAAGAAAACCATCTATCTGCTGGCTGATAACTTCTTCCGTTTCTGGTATCGGTTTGTGCCAATCAATATGAGTGCCATTGACTCTGGCAGAATTGCAAAGACCTATCCACACGCTGTAAAGCAGTATCTTCCTGATTACATGGGTCTAATTTATGAGAAGATGTGTCAGGATTACCTGCTCTATTATTCGGATAGCCTTCCTATTGAGCTGAGTGAAATCGGCCAGTGGTGGGGGACAGACCCGAAGAAGAAAAAGCAGATACAGATTGATATCGTCGGAACTCCTGTTGAGGGCAAAGACTATATCATCGGTTCATGCAAATACCGGAATGAGAAAATCGGTGTGGATGAACTCGATTTGATTCGGGATTATGCCTCAGTTTTTGGAAAGGGCAACAACTATCACTACTATATCTTCTCGAAAGGCGGATTCACAGATGGACTTCTTCAGGCACAAGAGCGAGGTGAAGTTCGGCTGATAACGCTGGAAGACCTTTACAAGTAAAAATTCTAATCAACCCTGCTGGTGAAAGCTGGCAGGGTATTTTTATACCCATTTTTAGCCTGTCTGCTCCGTGCAGATGGGCTTTTTTCATGCCGGCAAGGAGGTGGTTACACAAATGGCATCCAGAATCCAGGGCATCACCGTTGAGATCGGCGGCGATACCACAAAGCTCTCCAAAGCACTGGAAAGTGTAAACAAGTCAATCAAGGGGACGCAGTCCGGACTGAAGGATGTCAACAAACTCCTGAAACTGGACCCTTCCAATACAGAACTGGTCGTCCAGAAGCAGAAGATGCTGAAGGATGCCATTGAAGCTACCAAGGAAAAGCTGGCAACTCTGAAAACTGCCGCACAGCAGGCCAATGAGCAGCTTGCCAACGGTGAAATCACCCAGCAGCAGTACGATGCCCTTCAGCGTGAGATCGTGGAGACCGAACAGAATCTGCGATCCTTACAGGACCAAGCGGCGACCACGAATGCGACGCTTGCCAAGATCGATGAAGCCGGAGAAAAGCTCCAGAACATAGGATCTTCTGTGGAAAATGTCGGCAAGAAGTTCCTGCCGGTGACTACCGCCGTAACGGGTCTTGGCACTGCCGCAGTGAAGACGGCAGCAGATTTCGATTCCGAGATGAGCAAGGTCTCTGCCATTTCCGGTGCGACCGGGGATGACTTTGACCAGCTCCGTGCGAAAGCCCGTGAGATGGGTGCGAAGACCAAGTTCTCTGCATCTGAGGCAGCTTCGGCGATGGAATACATGGCCATGGCTGGATGGAAGACCTCCGACATGCTGAACGGCATCGAGGGTATCATGAACCTCGCGGCGGCTTCGGGTGAAGACCTCGCCACGACTTCGGATATTGTCACTGATGCCCTCACAGCTTTCGGCTTATCTGCTGCGGATTCCGGGCATTTTGCAGATATCCTTGCAGCTGCTTCTTCCAATGCGAACACCAATGTCTCCATGATGGGCGAGACGTTCAAGTACTGTGCGCCTATTGCTGGTGCGCTGGGGTTTTCGGCAGAAGATACCGCAGAAGCCATCGGACTTATGGCAAACAGTGGTATCAAGGCTTCGCAGGCTGGTACTTCCCTTCGTACCATCATGAACAACCTTTCCGGCGAAGTGACCTTTGTTGGTAAAAACATCGGTGAGGTCACGATTGCGACCAGCAACGCAGATGGCAGTATGAGGAGCCTGAACGATATCCTTGCGGACTGCCGTGTGGCATTCTCCGGACTGTCGGAATCTGAGAAGGCAGCCAATGCGGAGGCACTGGTCGGCAAGAATGCGATGTCCGGCTTCCTTGCCCTGATGAATTCCAGCCAGCCGGATATCGATAAATTAAGCAGTGCCATTGAAAACTGCGATGGCGCATCCGAGAGCATGGCAGAGACCATGCAGGACAATTTAAATGGTCAGCTCACCATACTGAAATCTCAGCTGGAGGAGCTGGCTATTTCTTTTGGCGATATCCTGATGCCGACCATCCGCAAGATCGTATCTGCCGTGCAACAGTTCGTGGACAAGCTCAACAGCATGGATGAAAGCACCAGGGAAACGATCATCAAGATCGGGCTCCTAGCGGCATCCATCGGTCCACTGCTCATTGTGCTTGGCAAGACCATATCGACTGTCGGCACAGTGATGCGAGGGTTCAGTTCTCTTGCAAAGGGTGTCCGGCTTCTTATCACCCATGTGGGCAGTGCCAGCGGTGTGTTCAGCAAGCTGGGTGTGGTTCTGGGTGGCCTGTCCGGACCGGTCGTAGCAGTAGTGGCGGTCATCGGCACGCTGGTGGCAGCATTCATGAACCTTTGGAACACAAATGAAGAGTTCCGTACTGCCATTACCGGCATCTGGAACGACATTGTTTCCAAGGTGAAAGGATTCTGCGACCAGCTGACACAGCGGATCAATGGGCTTGGCTTTGACTTTAAGGATGTCACTGAGGTACTGAAAGCAGTCTGGGATGGCTTCTGTCAGGTGCTTGCACCGCTGTTTGAGGGAGCATTCCAGAATATTGCCACCATCCTAGGTGTCGTTCTGGATACACTGCTCGGTCTATTCGACGTCTTTTCCAATGTGTTCTCCGGCAACTGGAGCGGTGCATGGGAAGCAGTGAAAGGCATCTTCTCCAGCATCTGGGAAGGTGTGAAGTCCGTATTCTCCACGACTCTTACCGCACTAAAGAGCGCACTGGATATGTTCCTTGGTCTGTTTGGTACGGACTGGCAGACGGTCTGGGGCAGTATCAAGAGCTTCTTCGAGACCGTGTGGAGTGGAATCAGCAGCTTCTTTTCAAATACAGTTTCTGCTATCCAGAGTGTGGCAACGACTGTATTTACAGCAGTGTCTGGATTTTTTACTACCGTCCTTACGAGTATTCAGACGACCTTCAGCACCATCTGGACTGCCATTTCCACAGCAGTTTCTTCTGTGCTGAATACGATCCATACCACGGTGACAACTGTGTGGACGGCGATCTCGACCGCAATCTCTACGGTCATGAACACCATCAGCACCACGATCACTACAGTGTGGAACGGAATCTACAACACCATCAAGCCTTTGCTGGATGCGTTCAAATATCTGTTTGAGACCATCTGGCAGGCAATACAGATCCTGATCGGCGCAGCACTGACCGCGATCCAGACGAAGATCACTTCCATCTGGAACGCTATCGTTGCATTTGTGACTCCGATCCTGACTGGATTGCAGACGACTTTCTCTACGGTTTGGTCGGCAATCAAGACGGCTATCTCTACTGTACTGACTGCGATCCAGACTGCAGTGACGACGGTGTGGAATGCCATTGTATCCTTCCTGTCTCCGCTGCTGACTGGCATCCAGACCCGAATGAGTATGGCATGGAATGCGGTCAAGACGGTCATCTCGACGGTCCTTTCTGCGATCCAGTCCACGGTTTCTTCCATCTGGAGCGCCATCGGCAGCAAGATATCCGGTGTGATAAATGGCATCAAATCGGTGGTTTCTTCCGGCTGGAATGCCATGAAATCCACGGTATCGTCCCTCAGTAACAGCATCAAGAGTGCGGCGACGACAGCTTTTAACTCGATGAAATCTGGGATTTCCTCTACGATTTCCGGTATCAAAAACACCATCACGAACGGCTTTAACAGTGCAGTCTCCTTTATCAAGGGGCTGGCTGGACAGGCATTTTCGTGGGGCTCTGACATGATCGGCAACATTGTGTCCGGTATCCAGTCGAGAATTCAGGATGTGGCAAGTGCCGTATCGGGAGTGGCGGACCGTATCCGTTCCTTCCTGCACTTCTCCGTGCCGGACGAAGGACCGTTGGCGGATATGGAAAGCTGGATGCCGGACTTCATGCAGGGATTGGCAAACGGCATCACGACCAACACCGGTCTTGTGACTGCGGCGGCAGAGAACCTGTCCACCACGCTGTCTACCTCCATTACCAACTCCATGAGGGGAGTAGAGCAGGCATACAGTAAGAGCTGGGCAGCCATCAGCCAGACGGTGAAAACCGGAACGGTAGGTGTAAGTGCCGCGATGAGATCCGCATGGAGTTCCATTACGACCAGTACCACAAGCACATGGAACAGTATCAAGACCACCATCCAGAACAGCTTCTCGGCGGTGAAATCCAATGTGACCTCTGCGACAGCAGCAGTGAAAACATCCATGACCAGTGCATGGAATGCGGTGAAGTCGTTGACAACGACCAGCTGGAACGGAATTAAAACGGTCATTACCACAGCGTGGAACGGAATCAAGTCCCTTACCACTTCGGCGACCGCATCTGTAAAATCTTCCATGACCAGCGCATGGAACGCAGTGAAAACTCTGACAAGCACCAGCTGGAATGGTATCAAAACAGTCATCACGACTGCATGGAACAGCATCAAGAGTCTTACAACTTCCTCTGTATCCGCAGTTCGCAGTACGGTCACGAGCGGCTGGAACACACTGAAATCCACTACGACCTCTGCTTTCAACAGCATCAAGTCCACGGTGTCTTCGGCAATGTCCAGCCTGCGCAGCACGGTTTCTTCCGGTGTCGCAAGTATCAGGAGCAGCTTTAACTCGCTCGGTTCGATTGCTTCTTCAGCATACCGCTGGGGCGCAGATATCTGTTCCCAGATGGCGGCAGGTGTCCGGGCAGCAGCCGGTTCCGTGATCGCAGCGGCAGAAAATGTCGCAAGCAGGGTCAGAAGTCTGCTGCATTTCTCTGTGCCGGACGAAGGACCTCTGTCCGATGCAGACACCTATATGCCGGACTTCATGAAGCTGCTGGCAACCGGCATTAAGAAAAATGTCAAGTCAGTGGTGAAAGCCGTGCAGGGACTTGCCGGGTCTATGAGCAGCAACCTCACGACCCCGGTAGATTCTCTGGGCGACTGGATGGATTCCGTGGTCGGCAGTTTTGCTACCACGATCAAGAGAAGCCAGAGCGGTATCGGCAGTGCTGCAAAGGATGTGGGCAGCGGTATCCAGTCCCAGCTGATGTCCGGACTTTCCGGGCTGAAGACACAGTTCCAGCAGCTCTGGACAGACCTGCAGGGCATCACCAAAACTGCAGTCGGCGGCATGAGCGATGAGGTGAAGCAGGGCTTTGCGGATATGAAGGATTCCATTGGTGAACTGAGTTCTCAGACCAGTTCCCTTGGAAATGCGATCCGCAGCCTTGGCGATACCTTCAACTCGGATTTTCTAAAGAGTCTGGGCAATGGCATCAGTAAAGTCGGTGACACGGTCAATACGGTCACCGGTCTTGTGGACAAGCTCGGCTCCATGAAGAATACCATCGGAAACCTCGGAAGTACGTTGCAGAACCTCGGCAATGTTCTTGGCTCCGAAAACGGAGGCGGTCTGCTGTCCAACCTCGGCAGTTTCCTGTCGAAGATCGGCAGCGCAGATGGCGGTCAGATTGTGTCGAACTTTGGCAACCTGATCTCCGGGCTGACCTCCAAAATGGGTGGTCTGGGAGAGGGAATCTCCGGCATCATCTCGAAGCTGGGAAGCCTTGGTTCCAGCGGTGGGGGAATCCTGTCGAATCTGGACGGGCTGCTTTCCAGTGTAGTGTCGAAGATCGGTGGCTTAGGCGGCAGTCTTTCCGGCATCGTATCGTCTATTGGTTCTTCGCTGGGCGGTATTGCCGGGACAGTCGGCACAACGCTTTCCGGTCTGCTCGGTTCTGTGGGTACGACCGTATCCGGTCTGGCTGCTGGCGCAGGTACAGCCCTTGCAGGGGTAGCAAGCTCCGCAGGTGGTTTCCTCGCATCCGCAGGTACAGCACTTGCTGGCCTGGCGGGTCCTGCAGGTATCGCAGTGGCAGCCGTTGGCGGCATCGGTCTTGGACTGACCGCTCTCTGGAAAAACTGCGATGGATTCCGGGAAGGAGTCACGAATATCTGGAACAAGGTCACTTCGGTATTCTCGAATGGAGTAAACGCCATTAAGAATGGTATTTCCAATGCGGCTTCTGCCATCGGCAACGTGGCATCGTCCATCTGGGGCGGTATCAAGAACGTGGCTTCCTCGGCAGTCAGCTGGGGCAAGGACATCGTTGGCGGCATTGCAGGAGGCATCAAAAAGGGTGTGAGCTGGGTCGGCAGTGCGGTCAAGAGTGTGGCAAGTGGTATCCGTTCGTTCCTGCACTTCTCGGTGCCGGATGAGGGGCCGTTGGCAGATGCGGACACCTATATGCCCGACTTCATGAAGCTGCTTTCCGGCGGCATCAAGAAAGGCGAGGGTGGACTGATCAGCCAGATCAGGTCGATGGCAGCAAAGGTGCAGCAGGGTATGGAGGGTATCAGTTCCTTCATCCTGCCAGAACTGACCTTGCCGCACTTCGATGGCTCTAGCTGGAACTTCCCGCAGGCAGCTCTGGCCGGAGGCGGTACCACCCGGACGACCAACCTTGGCGGTGTGTATATCACGGTCAATGGCTATAACGCTCGGAACGACGATGAACTCGCACAGACCGTTGCCGATAAGATCAACGGCATGATCCACGAGGATGATTCAGTCTTCAAGTAAAGGAGGAGATGCGTATGGGCTACAACACCCCAAAGCAGACAGTATCACAGTTTCAGTTAAAAGGCAGATACGCCAGACAGTATCTGTCCTTTGCAGGGAAGTCCAGCAAAGATTTCCTTTTATATTTGTCTGGTCCCGGTGTGTATGATTCCCCGGCTGCGGATGTGGAGAGTACCTCCGTACCCGGCAGGAACGGGGACATCATCACCGAGAATGCAAGGACAGGAAGACGCAGATATCAGAACGTGGATATCAAGTATAAGGCATTTTTCTTCAACGGTCTGCCAGCCAAGACAGCAGCGGTCAAGGCATGGCTGTTATCTCCGATCGGGTATCAGAAATTGCAGGACACCTACGACCCGGATTTCTTCCGGATGGCAGTCTGCAAGGACGCCTTGGAATTCGATGTGACAGCCCAGAAAGCCGCTGAGATGGAGCTGACCTTCAACTGTAAGCCCCAGCGGTGGAGCGTGGACGGGCAGAGGGCGATTCGGCTGGACAGCAGATCAACTTTGAAGAACCCATTTGCATTTCCGGCGCAGCCTATCTTCAAGGTCTACGGAGATTCTGGCGGTGAGCTGTATGTGGGTGAGGAGAAGATCACCATCCACAGCATCAAGGACTATGTGCTGCTCAATTGTGAGACGCACAATGCTTACAACGCTTCTGGTTTTTGCAATGAGACCATTCTTTCGGATGATTTCCCGGAACTGCCAGAGGGCAAGACACAGATCACTTGGACAGGCGGTATCACAGCGGTGGAGGTGACTCCACGTTGGTGGACGCTTTAAGAGGGAGGTGCAGCCAGTGATCCCATGTTTATATGATTCTAGAGAAATGAAATTCGGCCATAACGGCATCGGAAAGCTGGCAGATGCACAGTCCTGTACGGTGACCGAAAAGAGAAACGGAAGCTATGAACTGAAACTCATCTGCCCGGCAGATGGCATCCATGCAGAGATGCTGGAAGAGGGGAACATCATCCTTGCCAAGCCATCGGACACGATGCAGAGCCAGCCATTCCGCATTTATAAGATCACGACCCCGATAGATGGAAAGCTGGAAGTGCAGGCTCGGCACATTTCCTACCAGCTGAACTTCATCACAGTTTCCCCGTTCTCAGTGACTGGGTGTGTGGGAGCAATGCAGGGGCTGAAAAGCCACGCTGCTTCTGACTGCCCTTTCGATGTCTGGACGGATGTGGAATCCAGTGCAACCTTTACGCTGGGAGTTCCATCCTCCTTCCGAAACTGCCTTGGAGGTATGGCCGGGTCAGTTCTGGACGTTTTTGGCGGTGAATTCGAGTGGAACCGGTATACGGTCAAGTTCTATAAGACAAGAGGTGCTGACCATAACGTCCACATCATCTACGGTAAGAACCTGACGGATTTCAAGATGGAAAAATCCATCGAGAACACGATCACAGGTGTGCATCCGTACTGGGTAGACAACGAAACGCAGGCGGTCATGGAACTGCCGGAGAAGGTGGTGTTGCAAAGCAAACGGTCAGTTCCTTACCAGAAGATTACCGCGCTGGACTGTACCAGTAATTTTCAGGAAAAGCCGAGCGAAGCGGCACTCCGGGAATACGCACAGAACTATATCGACACCACGGACTTAACGGAGCCGGAAATCGACATCAAGATCGACTTTTTGCAGCTTTGGAATACGCCGGGATATGAAGACATCGTGGAAGCAGAGCGAGTCTCCCTTTGCGATACGGTCCATGTGTTTATCTCAAAGCTGGGAATCGAAGTCAGTTCCAAAGTCACGGAAACCGAGTATGATGCGCTGCTGGAACGCTATAACAGCATTACGCTGTCGAACTCCACAGTCAGCAGCCGGAATTCTTCTCTGACCGGTTCGCTCAATAGCATCCGGAATACAGCAACGATTGCCTATGATACGGCAGTCCGTGCGGAGACAGCAGTGGGAGAGCAGGTCGGTGGGATTACAGCATCCATTATTTATGACGGTGCGCTTTTTGCTGCGCTGTTTGGACTGCATTATAAAAATGAAACTGACAGTAAGGGAAATACGACCCGGTATGCATTCAATGCGGCGACTTTGAAACAGTCAACGGTCGCATGGAAGAACAGCGCTGCCGGGTTGTTTGTATCCACGGATGGCGGTAAGACGTGGGGATATGGCTGGGAGGCGGATGACACCGCAGTCAGGACAGCGATCCTACTGGAACAGACCCTCAAAGAACTGGATGACCGCTATAAGAAAGCCACGGAGCTTTCCGAGGAGTTGCTGAAAGAACTGGATGAGAGGTACAAAACAGCGGCTGCTATCTCTGCCGAACTTCAGAAAACACTCGACCAGCGGTACGAAACTGCCAAAAAGCTTTCCAAAGAGTTGTATGAGGAACTGGATAAGCGGTATGGCACCTTTACGGAAATCCCAGAAGATCTGCAGAAGGAGTTGGATGAGAGATACAGCGTGGCGAAGAAGCTGTCGGAAGATGTCGAAAAAGAACTGGATAAAAAGTACCAGCCGAGTATCCCGGTATCGGAAAACGCACCGGAGACCCCGGCAGCAGATACGCTCTGGGTCGATAAGAAAAACCGGCGGTTCAAGCTCTGGGATGGAGAACAGTGGCAAACCATCGGCTATGAGCCGGAGCAGCCAACGGAACCGACTACGCCGACAGAGCCGGAAAACCCGGACACCGAAGAAAAAGATAATGGGGGCAAAGAAGAAACAGATGACAAGAAGACCGATCCGGAAGGAGGGAGCGCGTAATGATCACAAGCATTTATCAGGAAGTGGAACTGTCGCTGACGGAAAATCTCATTCCAGTGACAGTTCCGGTCAAGCAGTATGACAACAGGGCACGGAAGGTCAGATGTGTCTTGTATAACAACTCGGTGCAGTATTCCGTGCCGCAGGACTGCATTGTTGCCTGCTCCGGCACCAGACCGGACGGCACGATCTTTCATTACACCAGCGAGACGGCGTCCGACCTTGTGTTTGTTGAAAATGGGGCGGTCGTCTTTACGATCACGACCTTCATGACCGCACAGGCCGGGTGGTTTCCGCTGGATGTTGTTATGCTCAGCACAGCGGGGGATGTCCTTGGTTCGTTTTCCCTCACATTGAAGGTGGAGCGGGCAGCCATCAACAACGGCAAGATCGCCACTTATACCTACGCCGGTGTTGTGGAAGCCATCCGCAAGGGACTGCTGGAAGTGTATATCACGGACGATGGCTATTTTGCCGTTGTGTCGGAGGATGGATTGGGATTTAGTGACAAGTCGGAATCCAGCACCATCCAGAAATTCATCGAGAATCTTTTGAACTGTACGGTTACGGATGACGGCTATCTTGCTTTCACCACCGAAGACGGTCTGAAGCTCATCTTTTCAATGGATGGTGACGGGCGGCTGATCGTAGAATTTGCAAACGGCTGATACAGCCGGGAAAGGGGAAATTATGTCGGAATATATCGGAAACCGAATCGTCCCTCGCCATGATGGTGTCTGGGACAAAGTAAAAGAGTACGAGCCTCTTACGATTGTGTATGAGGAATCCACAGGCGACAGCTATATGAGCCGGAAACCTGTGCCGGCCGGAACGCTTTTGTCCCAGGAGGAATACTGGGCGATGTGTTCCCGGTTCTCTGAGCAGATGGCTCTGTACCGTCAGAATACGGCAGAAGAAGTGGAGCAGTTCCGTAAGGATACTGCGGCAGATGTAGAGCAGCTTCGTACAGATACTGCATCAGATGTGGCAGCCCTGCGCAAGATGACCGCGCAGGATGTGGCGGATATCACCCAGAAGGTCGATGCCGCAAACAGTGCGGTTGCGGCCAGTAAGTCCGAGATGGATAAGACTGCAGAAACGCTGAAAGCCCAGATCAATGCCAATGTCAAGGCATCTACAGACAAAAATGCCAACTATGCACAGGAGCTGGTAGATGCCCGTGTGGATGATGAGGGAAAGACTTATCCCACAGCCGGTGACAATATCCGTGCCATCGGCAGGGTGCGTTCCATGCAGAATATCATGAAGAACTGGGTGATCAAAAATGGTTACGCAAACCAGAACGGCAACCTTGTAGCTTCGGAAAGCTGGCGCGTGGCGCACATGGTCCCGGTCAGCGGTGATGCGATTCTGGTGGACGGTCAGTTCGGCTATATGAGCGGCCGGGATGACTACAGCAACGTGGTCTGCTATGACATGGACCGCAAATTCCTCGGCGGCTGTTTCCGGGCAGAGAGCGGCAAGGTCTATGACAACTATGTGATCACATTGCTTCCGAATACCCGATTTATCTCTGTCACCACCAATGAAAAGCTGTTCTCGAAGCTCTCTGTTTACCTTTATGACAACATGCTCCCGCTGAGATTGCTGTCAAATTACGCAACAGGCTGGCAGTGGATGAACGGCAGCGTGGATATCAGGTTCACGGGCAGCAAGGTGACGGTCACATTCCCGGCGGGAAAGAGTGTATATGTCTGCCGCCGTACAAACGGTGCACAGTATGAGCAGACGAAACTGGTGGCGGAAAACAGTATTTCGGCTGACTTTGCAGTGGTGGGAAAATGGTGGGCGATCTATTATGATGGCGCGGAGGCATCCGCAGACGAGACGGGAGAAAAGACAGAAGTCCCTGTCATTAAGGTGGAAAATACAAGCGGCGATAGCTGGGGCGATCTATTCACAAAGGGCCGCTTTGTGTTTGCGGTCTTTTTTGACTGGAATGTGGTGTATGCAGCTCCTTCAAGCAGCGGTACAGTCATCAATGGGATCGATTATGGCAATCCAGCCAAGATTGCGAATACTGCGATGACATGGCATAAGTACCGTTCAGCAAAGATGTTCCTTGCTACAGGCCAGTTTGCGATCGATAGGGTCAACCGCACCATTCAGGTCACGAAGCGTATCCTGGCGGTGGTTGATAACGGTGCTTACCTCTGGATCAGTGTCAGCGAGGAGCCGGTGCCGATGTTGGATAGTACGGAAGCGGAAAAGCATCACATGCTGATCCTTGCCTATGACTCGTCCATAGATCAGATCAATCTTTACAACACTGCACAGTTCCGGGCATTGGGAGTAAATGGCTACTATATCGCCGCATGGTATGAAAACCATTTCTGGTATCCGCACATGGGTTCCTCTTTCAGCATTGTGCTGGATGGGACGACTTATAAGGCTGGTGAGCTGTTCGATGAAGAGCGGCGTGATTCTTATATCGAGAAGAAGTATGAGAGCCGCTTCCAGCAGCTCCGCACGGATCTTGCCGGTAAGGATTCCCGCCATATGTATCTGGCAAGCGGCGGTATTACCATTGACCAGGATGCTGGTACGATCCAGGTCAGTACCAAGTGTCTGGGTGTTCCGGATACGTTCAACTTTGAATGGATCACTGCAGGCGATCCGGTAGAGATGGCATTCAATACGCCGAGTCCGTCTTTCGGCATGCCGATGCGCATTCTCGCTTATGACTCTGGTACGAAAACCATCAATCTGTACGACACCAGCCTGTTCCGAAAGCTGGGCACGGATGGGTTCTATATTGCAAGCTGGTATCTGAACAAGCTGTATAATCCGCACATCCACCCGGATGTGAAGTTCATTGTGGGCGGTAAGGAATACAAAGCGGGTGATCTCTTCGCAGATAACGCGGCATCTTTCATCCCGAAGCGTATCACGGATTATGTGCAGAAAGCCATTACTCCGGCTGTAGAGGATGACATCGTGACCCCGTCCCACTGGGACTGCATGGAGGGCCGCCAGCTTTCCATCTTCTTTGACTGCCTTTCCCGACACGATGGCAAGGAAAATCTGTATGTGCTCGCCAGAGGCACGAATGCACCGAGCCTGACCCGGAACGAGTATTGCATGAACTACACGCCGACGAAGGACAGTACGGATTTTGCACTGACCGTCCGCCGTCTGGATGAAGATGACTGCCATACGGTATCGTCCAAACCTGTCCAGGTCAGGGTCCACCATAAGCTGAAGGACAAGCTCACGAAGAATATCTGCATCTGTGGAGACTCTCTCGTGGACAATGGTTCTGTGGCAACGGAAGTGTATCGTCTGCTGGCAGAGGATAATGACTGCGTGATCCACCAGCTGGGAACGAGAGGACCATCTGGCGGCAAGCACGAAGGACGCGGTAGCTGGACCTTTGCCCGGTATCTGGCAGACACGGATTACGCCGGCAAAACGAATGCGTTCTGGGACAAGATCAAAGGCCGTCTGGATTTCCAGAAATACTGCGAGACCAACGGCTACGAGGGTATCGACTACTTCCTGATCGCACTTGGCACCAATGATGTGTCGCAGGGCACTACTCTGTACCGCACGGAAGCAGAGGTGCAGAAGTTCGTGGATCAGGCAAAACAGTTCATTGATGCGCTGTTGGATAAGGAGACGGGCTTCCCGAACTGCAAGATCGGTATCGGTCTTTGTGGTCCCGGCTCGGATTATTCTTTTCAGTGCGGTTCCAGCATGGGTATCTTCCATATGAGTATCAACACGCTGAATCTTGCACTGATCAAGGCATTTGATGCTGGCAAGTACCACAAGAACGTGACCTGTTTTGCCCACGGACTTCGCACTGACCGCCGTCTGGCATTTCCGTATTCGGACAAGCCGGTGACGAACCGGTTCACGGAAACCAGCCGGACGCTGACCAACAGCATCCATCCGTCCGGAAGAGGTTATCAGGCATGGGCAGACGGCTATTACTGCCAGATCCGTGCGTGGCTGACGGAAGACAGCAAATAAATTTCCACCGTCCCTGACAGACATACCTCCCAAATGCCTGTGAAACGGTGTTCATTATAGAAGGAGTATACACAAGGCGGCATCGACCGTCTATTTTTATGCCCGGATTGGGCAGGAAAGGACAAGATTATGCAGAATGTGATCGACAAGATTGAATGGATGTTCGCAGGTCTGGGTGGTTTCCTGGGCTGGTTCTTTGGCGGGTTTGACGGCTTCCTGTATGCACTGGTGGTGTTCGTGGTCTGTGACTACTTCACCGGGGTGCTGGCAGCAGCCATCAAGCATGAACTTTCTTCTGAAGTTGGTTTTAAGGGCATCGCCAAGAAGGTGTGCATCTTTGTGCTGGTTGGGATCGCCAACATCATTGACACACAGATCCTCCAGAATGGAGCCGCCATCCGTACAGCGGTGGTGTTTTTCTATTTGGCGAATGAAGGCCTGAGCTGCCTCGAAAACGCAGCCGTTATCAGTCTTCCGGTGCCGGAGAAGCTCAAGGAGATGCTGGCACAGCTGAAGGCAGAAAAAGAGAATAAGGACGATTGATCAATGGGGAGAGGTGTAACAGCCTCTCCCTCAAATTTTAGGAGGAATGAACCATGAGTAAGAAAGAGTATCCCGCAAAACTGACGACCGGTTATTACCGTGTGCGAGAAGTCTGGGAAGATGAGGCATCCCAGTTTGGCGCATACCGTCTGCTTGCGAATGCAAAAGCCAAGTGTGATGAGAACCCCGGCAGCCGTGTGTTCGACAATGACGGTAACGTGATCTATCCGGAAGAGGCTGTACCGGATACTGGCGCAGATGAGAGTGAAGAGAAAGCAGTCGTGGATGATATCCCGGAAGAAAAGCCGGAAACCACAGCCCCTGTGGAAGATACCCCGGCGGAGAAAGAAGCTGAAGTGGATGAGAACGAGTTCCCGACTGCGGAGGAGCTTCCGGCGACCATTGCCTATGGCAAGCTCAAGACCCTCATGAACATCCGCAAGAAGCCGAGTCTGGAGGCGGAGGTCGTAGCGGTCTATAAGAAGAACGCCCTTGTGGAAGTGGTGCAGTTCTGTGATGGCTGGCTGAAGATCAAGTGTGCCGAAGCAGAGGCCGGTGTGGCTTATGTCCTGAACAGTGCGGACACCTATGCGTTCACAGCAGGCAGGATCTATACCGTTGTTCCCGGTGATAATCTCTGGAAGATCGCGGATAAGGAACTGGGGAGCGGCAGCCGCTGCGCAGATATCCGTGTGATGAATGGCCTGACTTCCAACGCCATCCGGGTCGGCATGAAACTGCTGATCCCGTAACAACAGAATAACCACAGCACGAGGTTCAGAGTGATCTGGGTCTCGATTTTTTTAGAAGGAGGAAATCATTATGGGATATACCAATAGTCCACTCGTTGTTTACACCAAGCTCTCCCCGAACCATTCCGGGCAGAGGACACACAGCATCGACCGTATCACACCGCATTGTGTGGTCGGCCAGCTTTCTGCGGAGAGCATCTGCGGATGCTTCACCAGCACAAGCCGTCAGGCAAGCTGCAACTACGGCATTGGTACGGACGGTCGTGTGTCGCTTTGTGTCGAGGAAAAGAACCGCAGCTGGTGTTCGTCCAGCAATGCCAATGACCAGAGGGCTGTCACCATCGAATGTGCCAGCGACATGAATGAGCCGTATGCCATGAACAGTGCGGTATATAACTCGCTTATCAAACTCTGTACCGACATCTGTCAGCGTAATGGTAAGAAGAAGCTCCTCTGGCTTGGGGATAAGAACAAAACGCTCAATTACACCCCGGCAGCGGATGAGATGGTACTGACCGTTCACCGCTGGTTTGCCGTTAAGTCGTGTCCAGGAGACTGGCTGTATGCCCGTCTGGGTGATCTGGCCGCAAAAGTAACTGCCGCACTGGGCGGTTCATCCTCATCCGGTATGCAGGCGACTTCGCTGAAGAATCTCACCGAAGCAGAAGCAGTTGCAAAGATTGGTCCGCTGTTTACTGCGAACCAGAAAACCAGTGGCATCCTTGCCTGTGTGTCGATGGCGCAGTTCATTCTGGAGTCCGGATACGGTAAGAGCGAATTGGCGCAGAATGCCAACAACTGCTTTGGCATGAAGACCTCGCTGTCCGGGAACAGCTGGAGCGGCAGCAGTTGGGACGGCAAGTCCGTCTACACCAAGAAAACGCAGGAGCAGAATGCGGATGGCTCGATGGTTACGATTACCGCTGACTTCCGCAAGTACGCTTGTGTGGAGGACTCCATTGCCGACCATGCGGCGTATCTGCTTGGTGCGATGAACGGCAACAAGAAACGCTACGAAGGTCTGGCTGGCTGCACCGATTACAAGAAGGCTGCTCAGATCATCAAGGATGGCGGGTATGCGACCAGTCACACCTATGTGCAGAACCTCTGCAATATCATCGAGCGTTGGAATCTGACACAGTACAATGCCGCCGCTTCCAGCACTACGATTTCCGGCTGGTACCGTGTGCGTAAGAGCTGGCAGAGTGCGGCTTCCCAGAAAGGTGCATTCCGCGACCTTGCCTATGCAAAGCAGTGTGCGGATCAGAATCCGGGCTACTTTGTGTTCGACCCTGATGGCAAGGCAGTCTATCCGGAGCAGAAGTCTTCTGTGCCGTATGCAGTCCGTGTGTCCATCAACGACCTTAATATCCGCAAAGGTCCGGGTACGAACTATGCGAAGACCGGTTATTACACCGGCAAGGGCGTGTTCACCATCGTGGCAGAATCCGCTGGTGCTGGTTCCACGAAAGGTTGGGGCAAGCTGAAATCCGGCGCAGGCTGGGTCGCACTTGATTATTGCACCCGTATCTAAAGCAGTCCCCGTCCTCCTTGGGCGGGGCGTACATATGGTGCAGATAAGACAATAATCCACCAGATTATTCTCCGTCTTTCTGCGCCGAAATTACTTGATAATATCACGAAACAGAGGGAATATGTGACTGCCCAAAGAGAAGAAAAAGGGCAGGAAAGGAGCGAAAACTATGAGTGCTGGTACGGATTTCCTTGCAAATTTGCAGAAAGCGACTGTGAAGAATACAGTGCAGCAGAAACAGCAAAAGAGAGTGAATGCATCCGCTGTGGATGTATCGGCTTTACTGGAAGCCGCTCTCAGGCAGAAGAAACCTACAGAAGCTGTGGCAGATGTTCGTCAAAGTGCGGATGTCGTCACAGCTTCTTTTTTACCACCAACTGACACGCATCAAGGCAAGTCTACTCAACAAAAGCCGAAAAGCGTATCAGATAAAAAACAATCGACCTCAAAATCAAAAGACATCGTGGATGCTGGTATTACAGCACTTATCCAGAAAGCTCTGGATGCTAAAAAGGTCATGGAAGAGCCAGACATTGCAGAGCGACTGCAGGCCAGCAGGGAGAGCGAGTTTTCAAGACTCTTCATACCGGAAGAACCACAGGAGAACAAATTTATTTCGACGGCGGCATTCCGCGCTACGAAAAAGAAAGTGGGAACCCTGAATGTGGCGGCTTACATCCGCGTCTCTACGGACATGAGTGATCAGGAAAACTCCTACGAAACGCAGGAAAAATATTTTAACCAGCTGATTGAAAGCAATCCAGAATGGAATGCGGTTGGTGTGTATTCCGATTATGGCATCTCTGGTACTTCCAAGGAAAAGAGAACCGGATTCCGCAGACTGATGCGTCATTGTAAAGACGGGAAAATCGACCGCATTGTTTGTAAGTCCATTTCTCGATTTGCTCGAAACACGGCCGACTTCATGAGTGCACTGGATACCCTGCATGACTGCGGAGTGACGATTCTGTTTGAGAAAGAAAATCTGGATACGGCAGACCCGACCAGCGACTTCATTCTTACGACACTGGCCGCTATTGCGCAGGAAGAAAGCCGCAGCATTTCCGGTAATATCCGGCTGGGTCAGAAGATGCGATTCCCGAAAGGGGAAGTTCCAAACAAGATCATGTATGGATACCGCTACAACGGGAAGAAGGTCACCTCCGAGAGTGGATATGAATATAAGGACATCGAGATTGTGGAGGAAGAAGCTAAGGTCGTCCGGCGCATTTTCAATGAAGTCGTGGAAGGCAAAGCCTATACGGAAATCGCAAGAGGACTGAATCTGGATAAGATTCCTGCTCCGGAAACAGATGCGGTGAGGGCCAGAAAGCGCAATTCCAAGAAAGGACAGCTCAACAGTGACTTACAGGATGGATGGACGGGAGGGCATATTACAAGAATCGTCCGTGCCGAGCGGTACATGGGAGCAGTCCTCATCCAAAAGAAGTTTACTCCGGATTACCTGACCCATGAAGTTCGGGATAACAAAGGGGAAGTCCCACAGTATTTTGTCCGGAACCATCATCCGGCAATCATTGATGAGGAATTGTTTCAGAAAGCGCAGGAGGTCGTAAAGATAAACAGCGAACTGTATAACAGGACAAGATTTCCCAAGAAGCCGAGAGCGTTTTCCCAAAGGCTCATCTGTGGGGAATGCGGTCGGTTCTTCCATGTGACGAATGCGAACAACAATCCGATTTGGAGATGTCCTACGAGCAGCCAGACCACAGGAAAGTGCATCTGCCATGCGGAAAAAGTGTACGAGGAACAGGTTGTCCGCGCATTCCGCAAGGCGATTCTGGAGAGATTCCGGCTGACCATAAAGCCCATCCACGACAATGTGGCTGTGGCAGATATCATGAGCGGCCGCTTCAAAGAGCAGTATGACAATTTCACGCCGGAAGCGGATTCCTTTGTGAGCCAGATGATTGCGAGATTGGAAAGCATCCAGAAGCTGGACTTCATGGAACGTGACCGTGCTTTTTATAAGAAACAGATTGCCGCTGTCCACGCCAGCATGGAAAGTGCCAATAAAAAGATTCGGCTTCTGAAGAGTCAGGTGGATGTGATGCAGACCCGTTTGGAAATTCTCGGAGATGAGATGATTGATCCCGCGTCTATTGAGGAAAAGAAAAAGCTCATTGGGAAGCTGGAGCAGGATGTTCAGAAAGACACGGACACGGAGCAGAAGCTAACTGAACAGCTCGACTACATGGAAAACTACTGGGAAGAACTGGAGAGTGACTATGAACGCAGGGAGAAAGCAATTGAGTGGATGAAGAATCTCCCGGCGGGTCGGGATGGTACGGTGGATTTCTTAAATGAAGTGACCGAAGAACACTGCAAGGCGTTCATCCTTTCTATCACCATCCATTCGCCGTTGAAGTTTACGGTCCACTGGTTCGACGACACCAAGACCGAGGTACAGATGGATTCCAATATTGAAGATTACCGCAATACCGCCAGCTACTACGACGGTCATACCATGCGAGATGGCAGCCAGCGGAAACGGTATGTGAAAAAATAAGAGCCAGTCATAAGACTGGCAGAAAGGGGTAAGATTATGACAAGACAAAAAGTGGATGTGATTCCGGCCAGTGTGCGGTCGGTGCAGAACGGTGGGCAGTTGAAAAGCCAGACCAACATCCGTGTGGCGGCCTACTGCCGTGTTTCCACGGGAGATGAAAGCCAGCAGACTTCTTACACGACCCAGAAGGCATTTTATAAAGACCTCATTACTCGGAAGCCTGGTTGGATTTTTGCAGGCATTTATGCGGATGAGGCAAAGTCTGGTACCAACCGAGAGCATCGTGAGGAATTCAACCGCATGATGAAGGATGCGATGGATGGCAAGCTGGACTACATTGTTACGAAGTCCATTTCCCGATTCGCCCGAAACACCATTGATTCCCTGACCTGTACCCGTGAGCTTCGACAGCTGAAGCCGCCTGTGGGTATCTATTTCGAGAAGGAGAACATCGACACGCTGGATGCCAAAGGTGAGCTTATCCTGACAATTCTTTCTGCCCTGGCACAGGATGAGAGCCGTTCCATTTCGGACAACATCCGTTGGAGTATTCAGAAGAATTTCCAGGCAGGCATCCCGCATATCAATTTGAAACGGATGTTGGGGTATGAACTGGGACCTAACCAGCAGTGGGTTATTGTGCCGGAGCAGGCAGAGATCGTCCGGTACATTTTCGACCGCTTTGTGAAAGGGCAAACGGCGAATAAAATCGCACGGGAACTGAATCAGATGGAGAAGTTTACGGTCAATGGAAAGAAGTGGAGTGCAAGCACGATTATGATTGTACTGCGGAATGAGAAATATGTGGGCGACCTTGAGATGCAGAAGACCATCACCAAAGACTTCCTGACCCACCGTTCCAGTATCAACAAGGGTGAAGCACCCCGTTACTATGTAAAGAACCATCATGTCGGTATCATTGACCGCGTGACGTGGGATAAGGTACAGACGATGCTGTTCGAGAAGCCTAGGACGGACATGACCAAAGGTCCAGGCAGGAAGAAAATAAAGACGATCAAGGGTTCTCCTTTTGGGAATCTGCGCTGCGGTGCGATTCTGGAGAATGGACCGGATGCAGGAAAGCCCTGCAGTGAGGGATTCTTCCGAGTGACCTACACGGGTGTGGCAAACGGTTATACCGATGAGCGGAGCCTTAAAGCAACCGGGGATGATACCGGAGAGTATCTGGAAAAGTATACTTATTCCTACCCAGTCTGGCGGTGCAAGCGGAAAGTCGGAGAACGGGACGGTGAGCCGCCGAAAAATGGCACTCCCGATCAGAAAATGTACAGCCGAAGCAAGAAAGGCTGTATGTCGGATGAGGAAAAGGAAGCCGCGGACAAGCGTTGCCCATCAGAACTTTATCACGAGTGTGCATTGGAGCAGAGCTTTATGGAACTGCTCTACAGCATGAAGCGGGATTACGAACAGCACGGTGACGCTTCCATGATCGTGACCATGTTCGATAATGCCTATGAGCAGGCCGTCCGGCTGGCAAACAACAGCAGCATCTCGGTGCAGAGGATGGCAACGGTGGAGAATCAAATTAAAGAGATGGAAGAACGCTTGCAGGATGCTATCAGCCATCAGGTGGCGGCACTTCGGGAAGCCGCGCTGGAACAGAGTGCGGAACTGAATGAAGCTCTTTCCAACGGCGAGGTGACCATTGATGATATCGATTTGGACATCCGAAGCGGACTGACACCGGGCAGTATTGGAGTGAGCTTCTATGGGACAGAAACGGAGGAAGGCTCGGAAGCACAGATTTATACAGAACTTGTGAATGACCTGCAGGAACACTTGCAGACACTCCGGCAGGAACAGCAGACTATCGAGCAGGAGCAGGGCGTTCTAGCCATTATGAAAAAGAACTTTGAATACTTCATCGCCTGCCTGAAAGAACTGCCGGATGCCAATGCCAGCGGAATGCCGCTGAAAGTTAATGGGTTGGATGTGCAGGGAAGCCTGATGCGAGATGCCGATGGCAACACCATCGAAGGGCGGAAGTACGCCATCACCAGAGGAAAGCTCAAGGTGACGCCGGAGCGAATCGCAGAAGCACCGGATATGCTCCACTTTGAAAAGGGCATTTACTGCGCCTTTATCGAGAGCGGAGTTTTGCAGGGGGATGTGGCAACTTACAAGACGAACTTCGGTGTGACACTGACCTCAAAAGGCAACCGCAGGACGCTCACCAGCTTTATGGGCTATAAGCGGAGCGACCTGAACGGCAATGTGGTTTTTATTGACGCCCCTTACAAAGTGTATGGATTCAGCGTTCAGTATAGGCGGTATCTGACGACTGCAGCAAAGCGTGAGAGAGAAGAAGCAGTATGATGTAATAGGAAAGAGTACCCTGTCGGATGTGGCTTTTGTGACTGCATCTGGCAGGGCTTTTTTTGTTTGTGGGGGTAGTATTGTTTTTTGTCTGGTCTTTTTATCTGTCTGGTCTTTTTTACCTGTGGGGATTGCTATGTGCAGAGTTCTGTTATATGTTGTGGGTGGCGAGAAATACACATAGCAGAAGAAAAAACATAACAGAAAACATAGCAAGGGAGAACCGAGAATGAAAAATATAGCAGAGATGCAGGCAGAAGAATATGGAACGACAGCGGCGGAAATCGTGGTGGCAGGAGCTATGAAGCTGTACCTACAGAACATGGAACCGAGAGAAGCAGTGAGAAAGGTGGCTGCTGTGTACGAGCCGAAGGTGATCCGGCTTGACAGCGGCGAAGCTGTGCCAGTGCAAAGCATTATTGATGGTGCAAAGTACGCGGCTTTCATCGACGAGGCGGTGACGTTTGCTGCGCAGGAGATGAGGGAGCGCGGGGATGATGTAGCAGGTAGAGTTGTAGAGGGACTGAAAACTGTGGACGGAAAACACATGGCCGAGACTGCCAGTGTGGAGCTTATGAGTTTTATCGAAGATGCGTACCTGTGTCTGAAAAGGCGGTAAAAATTGCCGGAAAGATCACAGAAGAACGCTTGATAAACGGGCGGCTTTATGGTAACATGAAAATAGAATAGGAGCAGTGTATGCTCCTACGAGAAAGGCGGTGAGACCGATGGGCTTGATAGATGGCGTTACAAAGGACTATATACGAGATAATACCGTATTTGCAGATGCATTTAACTACTTCCTGTATGGTGGCGAAGCTATTATTGACCCAGAAAGTCTTGTTGAGATGGATTCAACGGAACTTGCAGTACCGTACTATTTCGATGAGAAAAAGGGAATGCAGACCGAATCAGCACAGAAATACAGGGATGCACTAAAATCTACAACGGTCATGTATAACGATAAAGCAACATATATGATTTTGGGTGTAGAGAACCAGACCGATATCAACTATGCGATGCCGGTGAAGAACATTGTGTATGATGTACTTCAGTACGGAAGGCAGGTAACGGATCTTGCAAGGAAACACAAAAAAGAGCATCCGGGAAAACAATCAAAAGAGGAGTTTTTATCTGGTATATATAAAGAAGACAGATTAACACCGGTGATCACGTTGGTAATTCATTTCGGTGATAGCGAGTGGGATGGGCCGATGTCTTTAAGAGAGATGATGGCTACAACCGATGAGAAAATTCTTTCCTATGTGCCAGATTATAAAATCAACCTGCTTGAACCAGCGCGAATGACCCCAGAGGAGATGGGAAAGTTCCAATCTACGCTGAGAGAGGTCTTCAGATTTATCAAATTCTCTAAGGATGGCGAAAAGTTAGATGAATACCTGCAATCTGAGGAGCGTTTGAAGCATCTCGATGTTAGCGCAGCAAAGGTGATTAAGGTAAGCACAAATTCTAAATTTGACATTCCAGAAGGAGCGGAGGTGGTTGATGTGTGCCAGGCAGAACGAGAATTGCTTAAGGGAGCAGAGGACAAGGGCATTGACATTGGTGAACTTAGAGCGACAGTGAAGTATTATAAGAAGGGCAAGATTTCCATTGAGGAAGCGGCTCAGGATTTGCACATGACTGTGGAAGAGTTCACAGAAAAAATGAACCAAATTCCGGCAGAGGCAGTATAAAAACACACTAAACAGCCTGCTTACGCACTATGTAAAATCTTACATGGTTCGTAGGCGGGCTTCTTTTTTTGCCTTATTTCCGCATCATCTTGCGATGCCTCTCTCGCACATGTATAATGGAATAAAAAGGCAGGTGAAACCCATTGGGAAATAAAAAGAAACGTGTCAACACAGACCCGACACTGAGCGCGATCCGGGACATCTTCCACGAGAACCTGCAGCTGGCGAATAAGGTGCAGCGCAAGACCAGGACGGACATCATCACGAAGCTCGACCTGACAGAGAAGTTCTGCAATCGTCGGATCAAAGCCGTAGCGCATCTGATGCCAGAGATGAAAGCGCGGTATTCTGATACCTACCCGGAAATCGACATCATGAACGAGTTTGCGGATATCGCATCGCTTCCGATCCTCACCTATGATATTATCGATGCCGAATCCTACTTATGTCTTGGCGCGGCAATATGGATGCTCGACCAGATATGGGAAGAACATGAGATGCAGGAACTCTGTGACCTGCTGCCGGCCGACTGTGACTATGTGGAAATGCCCGATATCTACGACACACGGTTCTCCTATGATTTTATCGAAAGAATGCTGTATGTGATACAGAACCGGTATGGTGAAACAAACCGGCATGTCGTGCCACCGGACATATTCTCAAAAAAGGATGATTCCATTTTCCATGCGGTCCTTGACCTGGTCCCGGACATTGCAAAAGAGATGGCGGCCGCACAGCTAAAGACAAAGTTCTGGGAATGGGCGGACCTTTACTTCAAAGCCCTGAATCCGTTGATGTATGAGATGCGCAAACGGGATAAAGCTCTCGACCGCCTGACGAAGCAGATCGATGGATTTAAGGGAAAGGTTGCATCGAAGAAACCGACACTTCCGTTGACTACTCCATTGCCGCTTCTTGGAAATCCGCCAGTAAACAGCACCAAGAGGGAAGCAGAGATGCTGCTGAATCAGATCAATAAGGCGGAGGACGAGCATAACGAGATTAGCAAAAAGATCGGCGACTTTCGTTTTTCGAGCCTGCAGGCCGGCAGCATGAGAAAGTACCATCTGGAGCAGTTTATGGGTGCGGATTTTGCAGAGGCGATGTGCAATTTTCCGATTGAAGACCCATACGAACTGTGCTTTGCGATCCTTTACTTATTTGATCAGGATGATGATTACGCATGGGTCTACTCCTTCATGACCGGAGTTATCTGCCGGGCAGCTACGATGCTGCCGTGGGGGTTTGAGCGGTACGATGAGGAGAATGATGGCTTCTGGTTCGATGACGGAGATTGGATACCGTCTATGCCACTGAATCCGGAATGGTATGAGACAAAGTACACAGGCCGGAGATATGAGGACGATGAGGATGATCCCCACGAAGTGAGCATTGCACAGATCATCTATGAACATACAGGTGCGATCCTTCCCCGGAATATGCACCGTTTCGATGATGCGTTTCGGCCATTGAAGAAGAGAGGCATGAAACCCTCTGAAGCCAATATGGTATGCGCACTTATGAATGTGCTGGGCGAAGCATCCAGACAACGGCAGTATGTTCCTGATATTGAGGAAGACTTTGACTGGGATGACTTTGTTCAGGAAGAAGAGCCGGAAGAAAACTCTATCGCAGAAGAAAATGAGCGGCTGAAAAAGGAACTCGCCCAGCTGAAAGAACAGGCCAAGAAAGCCAACTACAGTCTGAGCCGGGAGAACCGGGAGCTGAAAGAGAAGCTGGAAAAGGCAGAGTCCGCAGCAGGGGAGATGACACAGGAACTCGCCGACCTCCGGGAGATTGTGTTTAACCAGCAGAATGTGGTAGAAGATAAGAAAGAAGAAACAAAGACCACATTCCCGTACCACACAACGAGAAGGCTGGTTGCTTTCGGCGGCCATGATTCGTGGCTGCGTGAGATCAAGTTCAAAGTGCCAGATGTCCGCTTCATGGGCGAGGATATTTCCAGCCCGGAAATCATACGGAGAGCAGATGTGGTTTGGATTCAGACCAACTGTATCGGCCATAAGTCTTATTACGGCATCATCGACCTTGCACGGAAGTATGGCCGCAAGGTGCGGTACTTCAAGTATGCCAGCGCAACAAAGTGTGCGGAGCAGGTCGTTGAAGAAGAAAACACAGATAAATGAAAACAGGGGTCTCTGGCGTTGTGCTGGCCGGCCCCTGTTTTTTGCTGTCTTTTGTACGAGTTCCTACCTTATTATAATATGTACATTTCCTCGCACTTCCGGGTGCGGGGATTTTGTTTGCCCAGCATGGGCGTTTTCTAATGGGTGAAAGTCCCAAGTGCGCGTA